CCAGCGGGCAACTTTCGAGACCAGCTTTCCCCGCTGGGCCTGCAGCTGATTGATTTCCTTTTCTGCCGCCTCTATCCCGGAAAGTTCAGCTTGAAGCGCGGCAATTTTGGTGGTTACTTCTGAAATTGTTTCGTCTTTTTCTTTAATTGATATCACAGCAAAGCCCATATTCCGCTCGATTGACTTGAGTTCTTCGGCTGCCGTTTCGCTGATGCACGCCGTAATTTCATTGATCTTTAATTGCTGGGCGGTTCTTTGCTCATCAAGAAACGCTGCCCGTGTGGTCCATTCGGCGGATGCCGTCACTCCCTGCTTTTTGTTTTCTTCCAGGGCTTTTTCACGGTCTACCCTCTGACTTTTGGCGACGGCGATTTCTGATTGCCGAGCGGTAAGGTCTTTGCATTTATTGAGGTCAAAACGCTTTGTTGCAAGTTCCTGCCTTTTCGTGTCCCGCAGGTCCGTTTTTTCGGTAAGCGCTGATTTTGCGGACTTTATTTCTGCGTCCTTCTCCTGTACCTGGGTAAGTAAGCGAGATTTGTCCTCCTCAATAACTTTGCGGCGGGCATCTTTGGCAAAAGTTGCCTCTGTGATCGCCTTTCTAAATCCCTGAATCTCCTTCCGTATTCTGGTCTTCTCATTCTCGATTACCGCAAGACGGCTATTCTTTTCTGTTTCGGCCTTGGCAGCCTCCTCTTTAAAGTTTGCAATTTCCGTCCGTAATGACGATTTGCTTTTTTCGAGGACATAAGTTCTTTCCTGCAGATTTCTTTCAGCTTCAGGGAGTGCTTCACGCGCGGCCAGTGCGCCGGTAATGTATTCACAGGTATTGCGCTCAGAAGGACAACGGGGATCTGTGCAATCCAGTCCCTTTATTTTCTCTTTATAATTATCAATCTGATTGGCCATATCAATAAGTTCGCGGTCGTTGCCGATATCTTTGATGGCCGTTTCTTTATCTGTGATAATGACTTTTTTCTCAGTGATGAAATCAGAAAGAACGCGCACGATTTCATTATCGTCCAAATCCCTTATTGCAGTTTCTTTCAGGTTGATGCTGGCGTTATTCTGAGCAATGGCATTATCCAGACTATGCAGAACTTCATCATTATCCAGACCGGAGATACGGTTATTTAACTCAGATTTATCAAGTTCGAGATCGTGAATTTTACCCTGAGTGACGGTTATCTCATCGTTGAGTAAATCCAGCGCGGCGGCGAGGCCGTCAATCTTCGTAGTCAGTTCCTTTTCTTTATCCGCAGCGGCCATGATTTCCGCTTCATTGGCCAGGACTGCATCAACTGTTGCTATTTCTTTTATGATAGATAAGTATTGCTCCCGTAGCGAATTTAATGTCTTTCCGTTGGCAATATCTTCCCGATCTCTATTGTCGGTCATTTCCTGCAGGACTGTTTTCATCGTTTCAACCTGGGCGCGATACACTTCATTTCTGGCGATAACTTCTTTCAGGCCCTCGCGCTCCTTCTGCGCGTCGGTCAATTTCTCGCTCAGGCTGGCCTTATTTGCGTTCTGCTCGGCAAGCGATGCGGTTAGCCGGGCAATCTCTTCCTGCGTTCCCTGCGCTCCCTCTATTCTTTTTTTCAGGGCTTCCAGATCAGCATCATACCGTGCAACCTGGGCGGAAAGAATGTCGCCAGCCTGCTTTGACGTGTCCGACCATATCGCGTATCGCTGAAGATTAAGAAACTGCTGCAGAAGCTCCCGGAAAACTCCCGCCGTCATGTTTTCAATCTGCATGCCCTGTGTGTTTTTCGATTTCTGAGGGCAGAACTGTGAACGAAAATAAGTAAACGGCTGTCCGAATATTTCGTTGACCTTCTCTTTGTAGGATGTGATTTTACCGTTTACTACCGACTTTCCATCGATCCAGAGATATCCTTCCTGCTTTCCCTGTTCGGCATCCATCTTGATTAAGGACCGGTATTCATGGCCCATGAACGTGCTGATGAATTCCTTTTCAGCCGACCGGCCAAGGGCATGCTGCCATAATGCTCCGCCCCGGCTGACCAGCTGCGGATAGTGATGAAGGTTTTCAATCAGGGTTGATTTACCGCCTCCGTTTATTCCAGAGAAGGCGAGAAGCCCAGTTTTACCCGTGAAGTCTACTTCTATTTCATCGAGCCCATCCCACGTTAATTCGGGACCGGCCTTTATTCCTTTAAGGTTTTTCAGTCTGATTTTCATGCGGCCTCCGCTATCGTCTTTAAAAGTTCTTCTGCCGGTATATTCTCTAGCTGTTCCACCATGGGCAGTATTTCAGGGTCAATTTCCTCGCCCCTGAGCTTTGCCATTTCAGAAAATTCATCTTTGAGGGTTTCGGCCTCCAGGACAGCCGCCGCCCGGACCGTTTCCCGCGGCACGGCGTTGAGGCGAACGTCAACATCGAGGGCGCCGGCATCGAGGTAAAGCTGTTTGATTTCATCTTTCGGGATTAATGCGGCCTCATCCTGCCACACCGTAAGATCAACTCGAACAGACGCCCCGGCGCATTCTCTGATTATGATTTCTGAAGTGAATAAATAAGCCGGGTATTCTCCAAGATCCGGCAGCGGTCCTTTCGTATAGTCTGAGGTTGCACGGAAAAGCTTCATGCAGGGCGTCTGAATAAACTCCGACGAAACGAGCCTTTTCCCTTCCAGCGTGTGAATGTAAAAACCATTCGGGCCTACTTCATCAATTTTTGTGGAATAGATCGGGCCTGAAAAGAAAAACCGGTCTCCGAGCTTTTGCGCGATATGAATATGCCCCAAGCATCCAAGATCAGGCTGTGCCAACATCATTTGGTCCGTGGAAATTTCAATATCCATGCCGGTGCGAATATGCCCGTTAGGGAGTTTTGATCCCGAAACGTTCCAGTGACCAACGAGGACATGAGGGCAGTTATACTCTGCGGCCTGGGCGCCGAAGCCCATAAACAACCCGTTCATTGCCTGGCTGATTTCCTGATCGGTACCTTGATAGTATTGTTTCGTGGGCGTGGGGATAAGTGATAATATCGCGTCAGGATATGACCCCTCTGCCAGTGCGTCTTGTGGAAATTCGTCAACGGCGCCTATACATTCACCGTCAAAATAGATTTGCATCGGATGATCGGCAACGATAACCTTTAGAAAATCATCGTTACTTTTAAATATGTCATTGAGAATCGTCGCCGCCGTTCCATCGTGTGATGGAGTTCCAATCACTATTGCAACCGGGGCTATTTTGGCCAGCGCGGATACGGTTTTTATTGCCAGCTTTGCAGATATGGAATCGAGCTTAATATCCCGGCTGTCAAAGATGTCGCCCGCTATCACAATCAGGTCGACGGTCTGTTTTTCTGCCGTCTGGACCATGAACCCAAGGCATGTTTCAATTTCTTCTATGTTCTTTTCACGAATGTGAAGATCTGCTGTGTGTAATACTTTCATTTTTCCGGCCTCCTTTATTTTGTGCCAGTCCAGTGCCCGGCTATCATACGTGTGTTATTTTATTTTTAAAACCTTCTCCTTTGTGGGATTGTTAATTGTTTCCCGCCGCGTCACTGGCCGCGAGCGGCTTCTATCAATAAGGTACGTCGTCAAGCGGCTGTTTCGCCGCGAGCGAACGAATATGAGTAAACAGGCCCATGCGGTTGGGTTTCGGGATGTCGCTCAATGATTTAACGCTGTTGTTGGTTTCCTGTGCCCTTTTCAGGTATCCGGCCAGATCATAGCCCTTTGCCCGCGCAAGATCGGTAATAGCTTTGCACTGCCCCGCGTCGTCGGAGTTTTCAAAGTCGATCAGCATCGAATCCGGTTCTTCAGGCTTCTTGTCGTTTTTGCCTATATCGATAGGCGGCTTATCGGTGCCGAATATATTCTTTGATGCTTCTTTTCCGGCGGCAAGAGCCGCGTTTTTAATCAAAGGATTTGAGTAATCGGGCTTCTGAATGACGCGAGCCGTAAGAAATGGCATCCGCAACTGTTTCTTGCTGTAGCTGTTTTTAAGACCGATGGCGCCCCTGGCGACGCGCTCCATCGCGCCCGTCTCAACTAGTGCCAATTTATGTTCTCGCTTCTGCAGAAGGTCACGGCGAACGCAATAGCTGATGTACTCTTCTTTCTCTTTATCGGTGGCTGGCCGCTTCCCCGACTCGGGATTGTTATATTCCTTATCCTTCTTTAGTATTTTGGCTTTTGCCGTGTACGACTCTCTGTATTTTTCTTCCAGGACGATGAAGTCCAGATCATCGTGCCCGACAAAAGGAATCTCTTGTCCGTCTGGAGCCATGATTGAAGCGACCGACTTGAACGCGATATAATTGTCAATAAACGTTTCAATTCCGGAATCCTTTGCCGACCATTTCAGGCCGGCCATGTACGGGCCTGAAATTCTCATGATTGCCGTTTTTTGGAGCCGGAATCTCTTTTCTTCGCTGTCTTTTGATCCATCATCCGCATAAATTTCCTGGTCGGCAAGATCGAGACTGACTGTTGTCTGTGCGAAGGCAATTGCGTAATTATCGGCAAGTCCCACGATGAGGGTTTCAGGAATCAGAACGTTCCACCCTGCTTTTTTTGCCGCATCAAATACGGCCCTTACTTCTGCCATGTCTGTTGATTGCGATGGTATAACTAACTCTGCTGTTTTTGCTGTCATTATTCCGGCCCTCCATGTTTAAAAATTATTTCTGATCGTTGTGTCCGTGTGGGAATTCCTGGCGGTCCACCCATTTTCTGAGCGCGTCGATGTTCTCAAGGACAGCCTGCGCCTTCTTCAATCCCATTACTAAAAACTGCGCTTCGCCCTTGAATTCCCCTGTGTAGATTTTACAAACTGCGTTTCCCTTGAACGTTGATTCCTGAAATGTGTCCGGCACCGTGCCCTCCTTAATTGACTGTCTGTAATTGATATTCCCACTGGTTCCCGTCGTGCCGGCGCCTCTTCTCGATCATATTCCCGCCGAAACGAATCTTTCTTAAATTTCTAAGTTGCGCGGAGATACTGGCTTGAGGGAATCCGGTCGTTTGTTCTATCTCTGCGAGCGTCCTCCAATGCCCGTCTTTCATTAATTCGCGGATATCCCTGATCTGGCCGCAAAGCCGGTCCATATCCCGCGCATTGTCGGCCGGTCCCTCAAACCGGGATGTCTTTAACCAATCATCAAGGGTAGGCTGGATCACTGAAGCATCCTCAAAATCGCCGGCATAAAGTAGATCAGTGCGAATATCATCGTGATCCAGATAACCGGTTTCAGTTTCGTATCGATAAAATAAAAGATGGCATCAATGCGCTTTTCCATAACCCCTCCAAACGCTAAGCCGCCCACAGGCCGTTTTCTTTTTTCAGCATGACGCTAGCAATCTGAGGCCGGCTCTGGCGATAGAAGCATTCGCCCAAAAAACAGCATTTTCCAGGTCGGTAAAAGCAAGGCTCTTTTCCCTGCTTTCCGGACATACAGAGTTAATCAAGATTGCCAGCTCTTTTGCTTTATCCCTGATACTGGAATAAATCTCGGGCTGTCCCGGCTTTGGTGCATGATAGGTAAATCTGTTCTCAAGTTCGCTCGGTTCCATTAAATCCTCCCACACAAAGATCGTTATTTTTTCCACTTCCCTGTCCGCTGCCCTGGCAGGCTCCCTACTCATTTACCCCGGCCCCATTCCACCGGAATACGCAGCTGTTGATCTTGCTCATTGGATGCGAGGTCTTATTTCCGTTGCCGGTTGCCAAGCGATCCGAGCGGTTTGATCGTGCCGCTTCGGGGTTACTGCTTTGCTGTCTCAGGGCCAACCGGAGCATTTCCCGTAACGCTTTGCCGGTCTCCGATTGCGTAGAAATATTCGTTCGCTTGTATTGGGGGGAATTCACCTCTATCCGATAACACCGTGTACCCATTTGCCCTGTCCGTTCGATTGTACTGGACTGACCTTTCCCGCTTACTATCTACTGGCCCTAATTTTCAAAGATCGTTGCTGCTTTGTTTCGAGCGTAGTATTTCACAACTGAAACATTGTGTCAAGAGAATATTTCAATACTGAAACATTTTTCTTGCAGGGATCTGGGAAGGGTGTAAAATAGGGGAAAATAGAAAGTAACTAAGGTTGGAATGATTAATTATTTAACTGACCCGCATCAACAGACCTGTAAAGTTTGCGGCAGAAAGGACAAATTTAATTTCAATGTACAAAATGAAACATGGGAGGAAGTTATTCCCCCCATGCTTCAGAACAATGTGGTATGTTTGGCGTGTTTCGATGCGTTCGCCTCATTAAAAAAAATCAATTATGTGATTGAATCTCTTTATTTTGCCGGCGAACAAAAGACCTTTTCTTGCTTTAACCTTTAGCTATTTACAAGTTCCCGCTTTCTGCTTCGAGAGGCATTCATTACAAAGTTCTCCAGACGTGGGTTTTGTTGTCTTCTCGTCGTAATCATACGTGGGCCAATTAGAACAATTTGTGCAAAAATGCCATGCTTTCGAGTGGGGAGGTTGATTTTCAGGCAATAAAAAACCCGCCGTAGCGGGTTGATGAATGTATACGATGAACTAAGGAATCAATTTTTAGAAATTAGAATAAAATTCGTCTTTTGAAATACCAGATTGTTGAATCATTTTCGACATAAGGCGGTGAGTGTATTTCTCCTTGCGTCCTTTTTTCAGGTGGTCAACTGTAACGATCCGCCGGAGTCCTTTTGTATATCCTTCCCACTGACAGTGGCTGGTACCCCCTTGACGTTTCGGATTAAAATTAAGTGCGCGTAGTATTGCTTCTACCTGTTCTCGGTCAAGGAGGGGGTAGTGTTTTCCCATTTAGCAACGGTTATGAGCAAAGTGGAATGGTATAAACTCTTTAAATTTAAAGAATTTATTCTTCGGTATATTATTGATGTGGTAAATACAAGCGATCAGGTAATACATAATCTGATCAGACAGGGGAGCTTTCCTGGATAAAAGCTCAGGGATAGACTTAACGTCTTTTGTGTCCAGAACTGTTTCCAGATAACTCTTGATGACGGCGCTCATTTCTTCAACAAGTTCTTCTCGCGATGATGCTTCGACAGCGAGATTCAAATTTATGCAGACGCCATACCAGTTGTCATCAGCCAACTGTCTTCCATAACAACGAAGAACAAGCTTTTCTAATGGAATAGCGCTTTTATTTTGGTGTTTCCCCATGGCTCCGGCCCTCCTTCCATGGTTCTTTGGTGTAAAGATTATCAGACTGATTGATCAGCCTGTTTAATTACGCTAATTAATAAGACTCACAATGTCAAGAGAAATTAACATATTGTCAATGAAATCATTTCTAATATAAACGAAAATCATCACATTTTATATCGGCATAAGTGGGGGATTTGATAAATTTATTCTGTTGGTCTTCGCTCATGGCTTAATTGAACTTTTTAATGTGTCAATTTCATATTGCATTTGCCTCATGTGAAAATCCGTGTCTTCCTGTGCAGTTATTGGCCTATCCGTTCCCGTTCTTATTTGCTCAGCCTTAATCTCTGCCGCTTTTTCTACGATATCAACGTTCGCTTGCGGCAATCTCAAACCGCTATCCCGGACCGCTTGAAGACGAGCGGCCGTTTCTCTTTTTACCTGGTCGGCGCGTTGGTCTCTTGAGGCCTGTGCGTCTCTTTCGGCTCGCTGTTTTGAAAAATCTCGCTTCTGGCTGTTTTGCCAACCGGCAAACCCTCTTTCGGTTGCCGCCCTTTGTTTTCTCTGAAAGGATTCTATCGCTTGGGGGTGGTCACGTTTGAACGTTGACCGGTTCTTGATCTTTGCGGATTCCGGCGGGGGTGTCGTTGTGATATTTTCAACCCCGCTTTTATCTGTCCAGGTGTAGATTTCACCGGCAAAAACAGGAAGGGAAAATAATAAAATAACAATAACGAGCAATATTTTCTTCATTTAGCCCACCGGATGTCATCGTTTAGTTCATCTATTTTATGTTTAATTTCTTCTAAATCTTTCTCTGCGGCGGCTTCCATGTCCCTTTTTTGGAAAACAGCCTTGGCCTGCTGGAGATTTTCGTATCTTAATTTATGCCAGTCCGATTTACCGAAAACGCTTTTCATTTCAACGTGCGACAGAAGACGATCGTATCTGATTAGCCGGCCGCCCACCTGTTCAGTTTCATAGCGAATGGTAAAATTCAATAAGAGCAATATAGATAAAATTACAATTACAGGCCACTTTTTTGCCCATAAAAACACACGGAATGAATTAAATTTATTCCTTTTTGCTATCTCTGATTTTATTATTGAAATAGCGCTGCATAGTTCTTTATCGTTGGGATACGACGCTGCAATACTGAGCATGTCCTTAAGTTCTTTATTTTCAAATTTAAAAAGCTCGCCTTCCTCGGCTGCACCTTTCACCAAAGAAACAAATTCATCGTCGCTAACATTCATTTGTTTTCTCGTTTTATAAATGTGTTTTCAAAACCTCAGAATAAAACAACCACCTTGGCACACAACAATAAACGGCATATCCAAAAACGCCGTATGCAATATTTCCTTCTTCCCGATACTCGATGATACGGCCTAGTCGGTATCGGTATTTAGTTTCAGAGACGCAATTTTTTCAACCCGCTCAATTCTTTTTTCGAGATTTTCAATTCTTTCATCTTTTTTGGCCGAATTTTTAAAGGCAATGAGATTTGTGTATAAAGCTTCGTGCATTTGTTCATCGCTGGACGAATAAATATCTTTTATCATGTCACATATATCCGCTGCTTCCGGCGGCAATGCACAATTTGTAATATTTTTTTTATTGGTCGGTGTATTGTTAATCAATTCGAGGGAATTTAGTATTACGCAAAGATTTTCCCCGCTAATTTCCCCCCGATTTAAAAATCGGCTCACGACCCCAGTGGAAACGCCAGACGCTTCACTTAAGCGAGCGTCTTCAGTCCATCCTTTTTCGTTCATGGCCTTGCGGACGACGGGCAATAGTTTCAGTATCGAAACATTCTTCTTGATTTCATCCTTCACTTATGAAATAATCCTTTCTCATGAAAATGGATACTTTTTTACAAGACACAGAACAAACAATAAATGGGTTTGCCGAAAAGCACAGCATCCCAGCAACAACGGTATGGCGTGCTGCTAAAAAGAAAGTGTTGCGACCAGGTAACGCCCGTTTGATATCTAATGCAACTGGCGGTTTGGTGACAACCGATGAGCTTCTTTACCCAGACGACGCCAATCCCAGCGCGTCCCCAACCAACAAAACGGGCGCGGCCGCATGAAAACAGGAAGAGAGGATTACCGGACTATGAGCATTGGAGTCTCGCCTCAAGGACGCCTTTATCCACCAGGGAGGGCCTACTTTGATTCCCCAATGTTTGCGCAACCGATACGTGGCCACTTTCCTCTCTTCCTTTAAACGCAAAAGGGCAGGGGGCGCAGGATCGCGCATAAGCGCTTTCCGTCCGCCAAGACTGCAAACCCTGCCTGATTTTAAACTTTTTTCATTTAATTTCAATATGTTTTTTGGAGTCTGTCTCATGGGTAACGTCCTTTTAAAATTCCATTCACCTGAACCGTGGAAAAAATTTTACCTAAACACCGACAATCAAGTCAAGAAAAGCGTATTGAGCGATGTTGACGGTTAAAAAACAAAAGGATTTTAATGACATGAAAAATGGCGAGCTTATGCTGATGAATGCAAAGCAAAACGTTTCGATGGAAGTCATTGCCAAGATTCCCGATTTCAAAGCTGCGCTGAAGCTGTGCAAAGATATTTCCGGACTGACAGATCAGCAGGTTTGCGGGGAATTGAACATTGATCCCGCGCAATGGTCCCGGATATGGAGCGGCAGCGCTCATTTCCCATCTGAAAAAATCCCCTGTCTTATGGATCTATGCGGCAATTGGGTGCCGCTTCAATGGTTGGCAATGAGATACGGGCAAGAATTAAAACCAACAAAAACAACACTGGAACGGGAACGCGACGCGCTGAATGAAGAACTGGAAAAGTCGCGAATTGAAATGAACGCGATTAAGAGATTTTTTAAAGAGGTAAGAGCAGTATGACCAACATCCTTGAGAAACCAAACGTCAGTGAATGGGCACATCCGTCCAGCGGTGACACTCGATCATCGAAGAAAGCCGCCGCTCACGAGCAGCTACAGAAAAAGATTGAGGCGTACACTGTAATTATTAAGGGAATGGTCCGCCAGGTGAACGCCTATCCACTTAGTTATGACTATCCGGGAGAGTTACAGAAGCTTTACGATAGCAATCCCCAGGACAGCGGAGCAATCGCAGCAGCGGAAAAAGAGGCACATGCAAAGAGTATCTGACGAATACCTTTTGGATCTTCTACGGGATGTCGTTTTAATTCGCGCGGACGGACACTGCGAATATCCGGAATGCTTTGAGACAGCCTGCGATCCGCATCACTGGTACAGCAAAAAGAATCTCTCAATCCGGTATGATCCTGACGCATGTTTATATTTATCCGCTTTTCATCATACAGGTGGCGCCTATTCAGCGCACCGGGCACCGGAGCAGTTCAAAAAGAAAATAATCGAAAGCGGCGTCCGGTCGCAAGAATGGGCAGATAGGATCCTGCTTAAAAAGAATCAGATAATAACGTGCCATATTGATGATTACCGGCAGCAATGGAAAGAGTATCTTTTGTTTGAGAAGGCAATGTTGGGAAAATACGGCATATCCCCTGCTTTATTGGCCATCAGTGAAATAAATACTTTGAATGTAATTAAAAACATTCAGGCGCTTCAGGGTGAAAGAAGATGATCTGCCCATCCTGTAAATCTCATAACACATTTTACGACGGCGTGGATTTCGTTTGTATTGATTGTCGGGCCCGATGGCTGAGAAATGGTGAATCAAGGGTTGATTTACTAAAACCAGTCGAAAATATAACCAAAATTATAACCACGGAAAAACCAGTAAAAACGGAGGATAATGAAATGGCAATACATAAAGAATGCCGGAATTGTAATCGTGTTATGGCAATCCAGGCAGATCATCTTTGTGGTGGATGTAATAACTCAGTTAAGGGCAAAACAAAAGGAACTCCGGAATATGAAACGGCACTGGCCGCCGCAAAAGAACGATTTACAAACCCAGCCACAAAACCTCTCCGGCGAGAAAAAAAACTGACGGCATCGGCCAAACCGATACCAGCAAATTCCGAAAAACAACAGAAAAACATTCCTCCCCAAATCATGTCTAAAAACAGGAAAACAGACACCGGAATCATCGCCACACTGGAAGACCGGCGCCACGAACTGATGGAAGAGGTTATACGGTAATCAACCAGACAATTGAAGTCATTAAACGATACCAGGCGGCTTAAAAATGGCAAACGCACCAGCATTTCAAATGTACGCTGCGGATATTTACATGGACACAAACGAGTGGTCTGCAGAAGCTTTTGGTATTTACAACCGCCTTCTAAATCATCAATGGGTCAATGGAAGCATTCCAAAAGATCACAAAACGCTCGCCCAAATAACATTTGTTAGCATCAAAAAGTTTTCCAAAAGTTGGCCAGAAATGGCCTCCAAGTTCGTATATGACGAAACCAATCGTGGAGTCAATTTGAAGCTAGAAAACGTCAGGCAGAAACAAAAACATTTCCTTGAAACTCAAAAGGTTAAGGCAAAAAAGCGTTGGGGAAAAGATGATGCCACGGCACATACCACGGAACAAGCCACGGCAATGCCACAGCATATGCCGGAGCCATGCCTTTCATCTTCATCTTCTATTTCATCTTCTAATAACTTATTAAAAGCTACTGATTTAGTTAGTATGGAAAATCAAGATTTAAATCCTGCCTCTTTAAAAACAGAAGAACCTCCAGAAGAACAAACCCCGGACGAACCCGATGAACGCGAGCAGATGAAAGCCGAATTCATGTCCTCCCTGAAAGAAACTCTGGAAAAAACAAAAACACGTTATCCTGATCCACGCCAACAGCAGGAAATCCTCGTCTTCGTACAGGCTAATCTCAGATTTAAACATCCGAAAGCAATACTAAAAAGCATCGATTCCCTCATCCGTGCTCCGGATGTCGTCAAAGCCATACCGGCTTATCTTGATCGTGTTATCCGGATTGAAGACGGGAAGTTTAATGCTGAGGATGAAGAACGGAAATGTAATTATTGGAAAAACACCGACACTTTTGGGGAAATGCTCTCAAATATTGGGAGGCCGATGCAATGACCAAAGACGAGCTGGATAAGATTAAATCGCGAATAACCCTTCTGAAGCAACGGATTAAATGGGACAAGGAAGAGTTGTCGCAGTTGGATGAAAATAAACTTGCCCTTGATAAGCAATTTTACGATGAAAACTTTCAGAAATTAAATAAGGAGGAAAAACAATGAATGGTGTCAAGGTTGTAACATTAAAAAACGGCCATGTGATTATCGGAAGTGTGGAGTGTGATCAAAAAGAAGATTTTCTTCACATAAGTATTATCTCACCGCGGGTATTGGTCAGGATGCCGGCCAATCCAGAAGAGATAATTCCCGTTGAATTACTCGGCTGCCCGGACAAAATCGATTTATATGAAGTGCCGCTTTATATTGGCGACGTCCTGGATAAGCTTTTGTATAGCAAGTATGTCAAAGCAACAACCAGCTTGGTGATACCAAATTGATCTGGATATTAACTGCGATATCGCTCATCGGCGTGTGGCTGAACATCCGGAAAAACCCGTGGTGTTTCGTGCTCTGGATCGGCACCAATGGAAGCTGGGCGGCGATTGATTTTTACAATGGCCTACCGGAACAAGGCGTGATGTTTGTCGTGTACCTGATCTTGTCGATTTACGGGCTGGTGAAATGGGTGAGGGAATGAGCGAGATTTTAATTAAAACAGAATACAGGACCATCGAAGAAATAGCTCAGCGCATTAGTAAGCGCAAAAAGGCGACGTCGAAACTGATCCATCGAAAGTCAGACCCGCTGCCAGCTAAAAAAGTTGGCCGGGATTACTGGATGTCGGAAGCAGCGTTTCAACGGTGGCTCGAAAATAAGGCGTGTCAATAGCCTATTCGCGGTCGTTTCGCGGTCGCTCAATGGTCACTTAATGCCCCTTCAATGCCCTTTGGGGAATTTCAAAAAAAAGGCCATGTTATTATTGGAGCCATGAAAAATGGATTGAGCGATAAGCAACGTGCATTTTGTCGGGAATACGTCAGGGATTATAACGGCACCCAGGCGGCAATCCGCGCCGGGTATTCAAAAAAGACCGCCCAGGAACAAGCATCACGTCTGTTATCTAAAGTCATTATTCAAAAAGAAATAGCCCGCCTGGAAAGCCTGATTGAAAATAAAGTAATAATTTCCAAAGAGAAAATAATGCGCGAGCTATCGCTACTCGGCTTCTCTGACATGAAAGATCACATCACCATTGACGAGGTCGGCTGTGTCCAGGCTGTCGGCATTAATAACCTTCCAGTAGGAGCCAGCCGCGCAATTAAAAAAGTAAAAGAGCGGCGCGTTATTAAATCCATCCAGGGCACCAAAGATAAACCATCTGAAGATACAATCCTCGAAAGCACATTTGAATTTGAACTCCACGATAAAATTACGCCGCTGATTAATATGGGTAAAGAACTTGGGATGTTTCGTGATCGCAAAGAAATCGGGCTGGATGACCAGACCGTGGAATTGATTTTAGGGGCGTTGCCGCCAGAATACGCGACTGCCGTTAGAGCCAAACTACTTGAAATGAAGGAAAACAAGTGATTTCGCAGGCTGTTATAACAAAATCGCCCGATGAATTCGCCGCAATGCTGGCCTCAAAGATGAAGCCAGGGGCTCTTTCTGTGATGAAATCAAAACAATCCTATTTGCAGTACGCTGATAATCCGGTCGGATTCTGTAAGGACATTTTAGGAGAAACCCTGACTGACGATGTAATCGCCATGATGGAATCAGTCCGAGATAATATTGTTACTGTTGCCGTCTCGAGTAATGCTACAGGTAAGAGCCACGGAGCTGCCCGGGTGGCTGTGTGGTTTTATCAATGTCACCAAGATTGTAAAGTCTTCACCGCAGCTGCTCCACCATTCACTAATTTGAAAAACATTCTTTGGGGTGAAATTGGTTCCATCGTGGCCAAACAGCCGACCATGTTTTCCTCGCATACGGTTACGTCATTGGATATCCGCCGCGGCCCTGAAGATTTTCTCACAGGCGTATCAATCCCCAGCTCAGGAACTCCAAAAGAGCGGGAAGCTAAATTCTCAGGAAAACACCAGAAGCACATGCTGTTCGTCCTCGATGAAGGCGACGCGATTCCCGATGATGTTTACTCCGGGATTGAATCGTGTATGTCTGGCGGGCACGTCCGGCTGCTGATCATGCTGAATCCCCGATACGGCGCCGGTGCAGTATTCCGTATGCAGCGCGACGGCACGGCCAAGATCGTTCATCTATCGGCGCTCAGGCACCCCAATGTCGTTACTGGTCAAGATATAATCCCCGGCGCCGTTACTCGAGACACGACGGTTCGCCGGATTAATGAATGGACGCGCCCATTAAATCCGGACGAAAAGGTGGAAAAGGAAAGCCTCTTTATTCTGCCTGATTTTCTCGTTGGGGCTACGGCGCCGCGCAAGAATGGCGGTAATTATCCGCCATTGCCGGCAGGGAAGCGAAAAATAATAAACCCGGCGTTTTCCTATATGGTCCTCGGCCAATACCCGGCACAGGGCACCAATCAATTAATTTCACAGGAATGGATTTCCCGCGCGCGCACCCGCTACGATATGTATGTTTTGCAGTACGGCGACGTTCCTCCAGTTGGTACCTCCGGGATCATGGGGCTGGACTGTGCTGAAATGGGAGACGACCTGAATGTTGCCTGTGGCCGTTATGGCGGATATCTGACGGGATTTGACAGCTGGGGAGGTGTCGACACAATTGAGACAGGTTCGAGGGCGACGACCTGGTACAAAACCCATAAGGGTATATCCAGCGCAAATATCTGCGCGACGGGCGTCGGCTCGGGAGTTGCCCCTCAAATGCAGCTGAGCGGATGCGTTGCCCTTGGCGTCAAGGTGGCTGAAAAGCCGACGTCTAAAACCGACATGGGAGATTTCAAAATAAAGCGCGATCAACTCCTGTGGGCTGTCCGGGAGTGGCTCCGCACTGACCTGTCAGCCATGTTGCCTCCCATCGAAGAATTACTGGAAGAATTGGCGGTACCAACCTACAGCACGGACTCCGGAAAGATCGAGGTCATGAAGAAAGACGACATGAAGGAGGTGCTGAAGCGATCTTCAAATTACCTGGATTCGCTGGCCATGACGTTCGCCGGCACCGGGAGCTTCTTCTCTGATTGTATGTTCGAGGCATTTCCTAATGAAGATTAAAAAAGTAGTCACAGAATACGCCATGGAGCTCAATATGGCCCGCCGGGACGAAGCCATTGTGACCGGTCAGCCATTCGTGGAGCGTCCCTTCTGGTATGAGCATACGGAGCTTAATCAAAAGTATTACGATCTGTTCGGCTGTATCGGCTGGCCCACTGAAGTGTCGGAGAAAGACGACGGGCGCCCTGGCTACGTCGGTATAGTCGGTATTGTCAAAGGTAAAAAGAAGCCCCAAGACGCTGATTTTCAATTATTGGCCGAAGCCGAATCCAAGGACATTCCATCACTGCTACAGCACATATTGAGTATGCGCAGTCAATATGGATTTGGACTGCATCCCAACCTGCTGCAGGTGTGGCTCGGGGATCCTGATCGATTTATCACAACCCTGGCATTGTTGAACGAAAGACTCATTGAGCAAGGCGGAGACCGTGCAGCAATTCTTATTGCGCCGCCGGATGATTACTACTCGCCAAAATCTTTCGATCATTACGTCAGGTCGCTGCATGCGGTTATTCTCCCTGAGCATATTCGTTTTTATTTTGGCCAATCTGAAATTTTAAAGAACCGTCTGAGAGCGTTCAGGCGCGATGATCCGGCTGTGTTCGCCGTTGGAGGTCTGGTTCATTCACTACTGTCAAGATGTCTCTGGATGGACCATGCGAGAGAAAATATGTTTGTCGTGGAGGAGGGGATCAATGGTTAGTGTGTGGCAGATATTGGCGTTAATCGGCGGAGGGGCTTTGCTGGCCGTTTTGTGCGTCCTGGCCGGGGCCTGGATAATGTTCAAGGGGAAGGCTGGCCCGGGTGAAGGATTTATCAGCACACCGAAAGGAGAACTTTTCACTATTCCGGAAGCCGGTGAAGCTCCTGCTTTCCCGGGAGCCGAACAATCGCCGGAGGAGGTCCGGAAGCAAACGGAAAGGTTCCTCGGATTATTTGGAGGGAATCCATGATTCTTAAGGCCTATTTTGAAGTGTATCCATGGATGAAACCAGACTCCGTCTTTTTCTGCAGTTGCCCTCTGGCTACCGAAATTAAGGCAGGTAATAGACGGTATGTCGCCACAATTGAAATACCTGATCATGACGGAGATCATGTCCCAGTAACGAGCGTAAGTGTACAGGAGGTAAAGCCATGAAAGGTCTGAAGGTCCAGTGCCCAAACTGTAAAAGAAAGAGTTTTGAGACAACAGATAGGTTTGATCCAAACGCAACGCCTAACGGGAGTATGGTCAAATGTCTACTGCCGTATGCAATTGACTGGCTCATGACATCCACGACGTTGAGCGCTGAAATGACCTGCCCTGAATGCCTCTGTCAGCTGGCGCCGTCCGGTGCGCTCAATGTGATTATTGAGCCCCGGAGAATCGGAGAATTCTTCAAAACACCACTTAATTCATTCGCCCAGGGAGAAGACAAAATACGCATTCCAACGGAAGAGGTTCCTGAGCTGCCGGCAGTCGAAACTCCCAAAGTCGGCAAGCCTGCATTCATCTGTGAGATTTGCGGGAAAGAACTTTCTTCACCACTGGCCCTGGCTGGTCACAAGAGAAGCCATAAGGAGAAATAGTTTAATGGGTGAGTGTTGCTGGGCATTTGGTAAAAATAAAGACGAGCCGTGTTGGGGAAAAGTAAGCGCCAGCGAAGACTATCCAGGCGTGTATTCCTTTTATTGCGATGGCCACGGACATTTTGAAGACAAGCGGCAATATAAACCAAAGCACACAACCGAGAAGGAGAAGGGGGAGAAAACAAATGTCACCTCAGCAGAATATAAGAGTGAATGTTCAACGTCTGGAGCAGATCGGCCCGGGCCGCATTAAGGTCAAGATTGCCGAAACATCCGCAAACATTAATACGCTTACCCATAATGGGAAAATTTATGAAACAGCCAAAAACCTGGGCCGAGGCCGATACATTATGAAAGAGGCTGGGGCATGAGGATAATAAAATATCTGAAGAGTAAATTCAAAAAAGACAAGTTGGGCACCGTGCCTATTCCTGTATATTTTCACACCGTCACGCGAGAAGAGAAACTTACTATTCATGTCGCAGCAGCTATTACCGAAAAGAACAGAGATTATCTGCAAAGCAAGCTTGTCGCTCTTGGGTCAACGCAGTGTCTGCGCGATGTCCATTCGGTGGAATTTATTTATCGCTTCGATATTCAATATCTCGATGGTGTTAATTCGCGGTTTGAATCTCTCATAGAACTACTGGAACGAAAAGACGTAGTAGTTGAATCAGCCTCATTGTCCGAATTGAATCACGGCAAAGCTTTGATTTATGAAATGTTATCCGCGATAAGTAAAGTTCAAATGAAATTACTTAAGAGGGAGAGAAGACGATAGTAAAATAACAATTTGATGGTTCCCTGAACGCCCGGCCAGGCTGAAAGGGAATTTTAAAGCAAAGATTTAAGGGGCAATTACGGTGCCGTAATCATCGTATTTGCCCCTTTTTCTTTGCTCAAAAAAGGAGAACGCCGATGGATGCTCAATGGAATTTGAACAATATCCCGCCCGAGGGACACGATGACGTGGCCGAATTTGCCTTCATGCTCTTTGATATTGCTCAGCAGGAAAAAGAGCGGTTAGGCAAGCCTCAATCTTTCCTGGCCAACTACGGACTGTACCGCGGCCAGCAGCACAAACAGATATCCGGCGGCCGCAAAGGGAACACACAGCAAAAAGCTACACGGTCCCCGGTCAATCTCTATTTTGCCAACGTCGAGCGCACGGTCTCCAACATTACCGCACGGAACCCCACGGGCGAAGTCGTTGACCTGGACGGCACTGGAGATGATACCGAGCAGCTGCTCACAATCGCACTGAAAAAGTGGTGGAAAGACACGAACCAGCAGCAAAAAACACGTTTCTCCGCGCGCAATATGGAGATTTACGGCATCACGCCGGAAAAGCCATACTTCGACAAAGATGCTGACCGTCCGGACATTATGGTCACAGACCCTTTTGCGTTCATGCCGGCGCCGGGGAACTGGGACGACATCGCCATGGAAGCTCCGTACATCAGCTATCTCTATGTTGATTTCGTTTCCAAAATCGAATCCGACTTCAAAGTCAACCAGATTGCGGCCGATGACGCTTATACGCTGATGGGCACGGCCCGGGAAGATTACAGGCCTCAGAGCTATACCGGCCAGACCATAGGTAATTACTCCGATCCCATGACGGTGGTCAAGCGAACCGATAATTCGACAAACAAAACCATTCAGCGGGGAATTATCATCGAAGTATGGGTAAGGGACAACAGAAAAAAAACAGTTCAGATAACGGAACCGGTTATTGATCCAGCTACTGGCGAGTCTGTTCTTGATGCGAAAACTGGCGAACCTCTCGTTACTGTGATTGATCAAAGCGAGCCTGTCTATCGCGACGGTATCCGCAAGATCAGCATTTCAAAAACCAAAGATCCCTCGATTAAATGCGGCTATGTTGTGCTGGATGACAGCGCAAACCCGAATATCAACCCGGCTCTATCGACGGAGTACGCGAGGAACACATATCCGTGGGGAAAATTGCCGTGTTATTATGCTAATTCCTACAAAGATCAAGTGTCGGTTTGGGGTTTCGCAGCAGCCGAACAGGTAGCTGACCTGATCGATAAAATCAATCAAATCATCTCGAAGCTCATCGCCTACGTGATTAACGTTATGGCGCCGCCCCTGATCATTCAGCAGCACTGCGGGATCACCCGGGAAATGATCGAGTCGTCGCTGCAGAAGGTCGGCCGTATGATTCTCATGCCTACGACGCCGAACGCCCGTATTGAATTTATGACCATCCCAAACCTGCCTGAAACATTCTTTCGCGTCCTGGATCTGGTTATAAAACTGTTCGACCGCGTGTATCAAATTGAAGATGCCGACAGAGGCGTAGCGCCCACGGGAGTTATCGCAGCCAGCGCTATTGTCGCCCTACAGGAGAGGAATCAGGTGCTCATGCAGTCGAAGACAACGGCCATCGACACCCTGGCTGAACAGCGGGCGCGCTGGATGATCGGGCTGTTACAAAACTTCGGCACTCGGGAAGATTCCGTAAATGTCGGCGGCGAACAGGTTCTTTTTTCCGGGGTGAGTCTGGCCGGAAGGAAATATAATTATGTTGTGGAATCCGGAAGTACAACCCCGCGGACAAGCCTACAGCTGCAGGAGCTGGCGTTTAAGCTGGCCGAAGGAAAATACATTGGACAGCGAGGGCTCCTGGAGACGCTGAACTGGCCCAATTGGAAGGAAGAGATTGAGCGCACAGCCGAAAGTCAACTCGACCAAGCCTTGCAGATACTCATCGATGCAGGGCTCCCGGAAGAAAATGCAATCGCGTTGAAGCAATTATTGTTGGAGTCATCCACTCAGACCCAGGAAAACGAACGCAAAAAGAAAACTGCGCGGCCGGCTACTGCGCAATAGGGGGGGGTAAATGATGAAATCACCTAATGTTGATTACGGTTGGGATATAAAAATGACGTGGCTCCGAGCGCTTAGAGTTATTGCCTGGCGAGTGTGTAAACATGAGAGCTGGAGGGGAATTGCCTATATGTGGGAAAAATTCTATCCGGATACAGAATTGTCGCTAAATAGTAATCAATATTATGGAATGAGCGTTCTTGATTGCGCGGCAGTAACTATAGGGCTGAAAAGCTATTTATCATGGCCCTTAAACTGACACAGGAGTTTGTTTATGCCAATTTACGAGTATCAATGCAGATGCGGGAAAGTGGTAGAGAAGGTCGTGAAAGTAAATCGTGTATTAAAGCGCGTCCGGTGTAAATGCGGTTGGATGGCCAAGAGGGTTTTGAGCCTGGGCGCAATCCAGTGCGATTCTGTCAATGACGTTAAATGGCTGCCTGATGCCTGTAAGGTTCTTCAGAAGGGCGGAGAACCGCCATTGCAGTCACGGGCAGAGTACAATAGATACCTGAAAGACAATCATCTGGCGTGTAAGGGGTAAATGTGGACGAAAAACTCGAAAAACCTTTATTAAAAATCACAGACGCATTAAGAAAGCAAATAATTAATTTGCATTCTCAGAAAAGCAGTGGTAATATCGACATAACGGTAAGACTTTCGATGACGCAAGGATTCATTGCAGCCGCCAAAATAAGAAGTGTAGCAGAGGAGAATATTTTTTCGCCTAAATAAAATAACGGGGACTTAAAACCTAACCCAATAGGGATTTTACAGCCCGGATTCTTGGAGAACAGACAAAACGTCTGCCAGGAGTCCGGGCTTTTTTATTTGTTTTACCAGCAATCGGACAACCAGCTTATCAGGCCGGCACGCCGGACAACCTGAAATCAAACACTGGCCGAGGAATGGAGAGAGAAAATGAAGACACGAGGAAACGTAGTGATGATGTTGATCGAGCGACTTTTGAAACCTTTAATGAATCAGCGCGGAGCGGTGGGAGATGCCGATCCGAACGCCGTTGAGGTGGACGAAAACGGGTTTATCCCCGGAACGTCCTATAAATCCGTATCGGATTTAATCAAAGGCCACACGGATCTGAAAGGTAAGTTCGACGCTCAGGGAAATGAGCTGGGTTCACTGCGCAAGCAGACTGAAACTCTGGCGACCACCCTGAAGGATACACTTACCAAGAAAGATCAGCCGGCTGATCCGGCGAAGAAAACCGCTGATTACGACACAGAATTGTCAACGGTGGAGGATCAAATTAAAAAACTCGATCCCATGAAAGAGAATTACCAGGAAACCTTGGCTGACCTCGTAAAAAAGGCCACTAAGTTATCAGCGCAATCCCAGCACGAAAAAACGCTGAGCGCCGCCGGCGAACTCATGAAAAAGGAATTGACTGAGCGGGATGTTAAGGCTCAGACGAAAGCTTTTCATGACGCCAATCCTACGTTTAACACTCCGGAAATGCAGACGAGGATTAAAGAATACCTCGCCAAAGACAAAACCGGAATGTCTGACCCTCTCGTTGCCTTCAGAGAAATCGAAAGAGACGACATTGCTGCAAAAGCAACCGTTCTCGAAACCGAAAATGCGGAAATGAAAAAAGCCCTTGCGCTGCAACAGGGCAAGGAATCGACGGGGAAGGTGGTCACGAAGGGACAAAGCCCCGGAGCGGCAACAAAATCGCCAAAACTAACCGGCAAAGACCTTGATAACGCCATGATGGGATCCTTAAACAAAGGATAATTGAGCGTTTATAAGTGTCGTTGCCCTTTAATTGATAAAGGAGAAATATCATGGGTTTAATCAATCAGCTGAACGCAACGACAGACGTATACTGGCTCAATATCGAGCCGATAGATATTTTAAATAAAGCCTCCGCATTGCTCTGGAAACTGATGGGCAATGCTATCGTCCGGGATAACTGGAACGTCAAGCCCCACGAACTCGTGGACGGCGGCAAGATGGTCAAAATTCCCTTGGAATACGCGGCATCGAATTCCGGATCGTATGGAGCGACGACCATCATCAATCAGTCCAAAAAAGACATCATCGATGCGGCTCGTTTCCGGTGGGCAGGTGCCTACGGCTCCAATACCCTGAACCTGGACGACCTCACCGAAAATACCGGCGATGAAGCCATTGTTGCACTCACCAAACAGTACATGCAGAGCATCATCAAGTCGGCTCGAACGAACATGGCCGCTCAGGTGATTGCTGCTGCCGCCGACGCAAACAGCATCAACGGCCTGGGTGATCTGTTCAATACCACGGCCGCCACCGAGTACGGTTCAATCGCGCAGTCGACCATGGCAGACTGGAAAGCCAATGTACTCACGGAAGCAAAGGCGATCTGCTTTGAAGTCATGCAGGAAATCTTCAGACAGCCGAACATGGGCGACAACGCCGAAATGCTGCCGAATTTCATTTGCACGACCTCCATCCTGAAGGACGGATACGAGCGGTCCCTCCATCCGCAGCAACGTTACACCAATACCGACATGGTAGCCGCGGGATGGGAGAATATCACCCACAAGGGCGCGCCTATCGTCGCTGATTCCGGTTATGCAGCGGGCACCCTGGACGCTCTGAACCTGAACTTCCTCGATCTGAGAAGTCACAAGGATTACAACTTCACCACTCCGGAGTGGATTGCCAAGAAGGAATCGGGCCAGCCGGACGTTATCACGGCCAACACGCGCTGGAGAGGTAACCTGTATTGCAAGAGCCGGAAGATGCACGTTCGCCACACGAATCTGACGCCGCCTGTTTAACCAACAAATCAACCCTTAACCACGAGGCGGGCGCAATTTGAGGCCCGCCATTAAGGAGAACAATCATGAGTGAAGAAAGAGTTTTGACAGTAGGCGGAAATCAGGCTTCGCGGCCGATCAGCGATTTCTTGATGGTCAACGACTATCAGGGACCGAAGGCCGGGAAGTATTATGTTGATCTGAATGTCGCTGCCACGGGCGGCGGCTCTCCGGATCATCCCTTTGCGACATTCGCGGAAGCAGTAGCGGCCAGCAACGCCAGCATCGGGTCTGCGACAAACCGCTGGTGGGCGCGCCGGAACTATATTTACGTGTGCGGAGACGGAATTGATGAAGATATAACGGTCCTGCCCGAAAAAACCGACGTCATCGGGTGCGGCTCTGATATTTATCCATTCCCGCGCATCATCGGTCATCACATTATCGCAGCCGCAAAGGTTGGTTGCCGGTTCATCAATATGGGGTTCATAGACGACGCAGCGACGGACCTGTTTGTTATTCCCGCCGGTTGCCACGGGCTTCAGTTCCTTGGCGGTTTGATGCTGCCCAAAGTGGGCGGATCTACAAAAGCCATCGAACTTACTGATTCGGCCTGTGTCATCATCGACGGCGTGAATATCAACTACAACATCGGCGGCGGTATCTTTGCCCAAGGCATTACCGTTGAGGGTACGGTCGGTCATGAGGTCGTGATCAAGAATTCCGATATCTACGCGACTGAAGGCATTCATGTTGCAGCGGGGAACGGAACGACCGGCGGAATAATCAAGAATAATGATATTTACGCCACCGCCAAACCCATCAATGACGAATCGCTGCTGTTCAGAGTCGTCAGAAACAGCATGATGACAGCGATCAATATCGCCACTACAACTGACGGGTATACCTTCAATCTCGCATTGGCCAGCGGAAACATTCTGACCGGTCTGAATGGCGTGGCGGCGAGTGTCCCGTTTGCAGTGACGGCTGAGTAATTGGAGGCCGGTGTCGGTCGTCCATAAACCATAACCAAATATCAAGGAGATAGACCATGAGAAATTTACTCGTTATCCTTCCCAGCGATGGGACGTTGTACATTCCGGTACCGTGCAGAGGCACGTTGAAGGGCATGAGGGCAGTTTACCAGACGAACGCAGTTGAGCCGAACGATACGATTATCGCGTCCAGAGATACTACTGCCGTCAACACATTGACTGCGGTAGATACCGCGGGCCTGGTCGTTGAAACGGGTGTTCCCGATGCCACGAATAAGGGTCTGGTGTTTGATCCCGACTCCGCGATAGCAACGGACCACGTTATCAAACTGGTGGCCAATGGTGCCGCAGGAGTCGCCGTTGTAGAGCTTGAGTTTGACGATTCCGCGTACATCAAGCAGACACCACTGGAAGCATAGACGGGACCAGAGGACTTTATTAAGTTACCAAAGGCCGGTTTTGCGGAAGAAGCTTATCCGTAAAACCGGCTTTTTTGCATAAGGAGAAATCCCATGGCAGATTTTGTCAAATTCAGCAAATTCTTGTCGCAGTTGGCTAACGGCGGTTATAACCTGGGCAGCGACACGCTGAAATTTGCGCTGACCAATACCGCGCCGACACCAGCCTCAGATACCGTTTTCGATCCCATAACCAAACATCCGCCTCCTTTAGCGGCGAATGGATACACAGAAGGCGGGCACGCGGCAACAATCGCATCATCCGCAGAATCAGGGGGGACTTACACTCTCGCCTGCACGACTGATGTTGTCATCACCGCTCAGGCCGGCGGAATTGGTCCTTTCCGATATGTCATCCTTTACGACGATACCAGTGCCGATGATAAACTTATCGGTTATTGGGATTATGGATCTTCGATCACTCTGGCGGACGGTGAAACATTCACAATCGACGTCACCGCGTCCTTGTTGACACTCACATAAGGGGGCTAAAAAATGAGTTCATCCGCAGTGAAAAGAATACTGAGCGGAAGCACCGACGGCATGCCGATTAAAGTTGCGGCTACGTCTTCACCCGGCACAACGATTGATACGGCCGTTGCGGGGCAGACTCCGGGAACGTACGATGAAGTATGGCTCTGGGCCTGTAATGTCCATACCGGCAACGTCGTGCTAACGCTGGAGGTCGGAGACGCCGGCGCTCAGGATATCGTCACCATCCCTTACAAACAAGGTTTTGTCCCGATCTATGCCGGTCATCTACTGCAAAATGCAAAAGTGATCAAGGCATTCGCCAGCGTGGCGGATGTGATATTTATCCATGGCCATAAACACTCGATTACGGATTAAGGTGCAAACATGAATTGGCTGGAAGGGTGGCTGTACAGGAAAACAATAACTCTGGCGCGGGCGTCCGGGGCGGTCACAAATTACCAAATGAAACTCTTGCTTGGTGAATCCTCCGGAGCGACCGGCGAAGAAGTTGATTGCGGCGGACTCTGCCTATCAAATTTCAATGATATCCGTTTTACAAAAGCCGATGGAACCACCCCTTTGGATTACTGGATTGAGTCCATCACCGGCACCACCCCGAATCAGCTGGCGACCATCTGGATCGAGTTTGATGCCATCGGTACCACTGACACCACGTTCTGTATGTATTACGGCAACACCGCCGCACCGGCCGTATCCAGCGGCGCGGACACCTTTATTGTTTTTGATGATTTTGAGCGTGGCTCCGATGGCGATACAATAGGTGGATCATGGACCGAGGTAGTGGCTCATGTCCACATATCGACGGAACAAAAATACGGTGGATCCAGGGGCGCAAAAATACTAGGATCATCCTCTGGCGACGCCCAGGCAACGATTCCGGTCGCGGCCTCTGATAACATTGCTATGCAGATGCGCGTCTACAAGGAAGATTTAGCAGCTTTTATTCCTATATCGTACGGCAATGGTTCTAAACGCCCAATCGTACGAATTAGCACCAGCGAAAAAGTTGAGTATCATAACGGCACTTCTTATATCGATACGGGCGCCAGCTTTGCTTCGTGGGATGTATTGGAAATCCGGAATATTGTATTCGCGACGGGTAAATTTGATATTGCAGTGAATGGAACAACTGTCAAATCGGGTGCCGATATGTATTCCGATAACGCATCCAACGGTGTTAATAGAATAAATGGATACTCAGTGTCCGGCGAGGATTCGTGGATCGACAACTTCATCGTCCGGAATTGGAGATCGACGGAACCCGCCTGGGGCAGCTGGAGCGCCGAGCAAAACAATGATGCCGCTCCCGCATGCTATCTTCATGCCCGCCGGGACCGGATGAATATGCGGCCCGTCTCAACGCAGAATCAGCTTGAATAAAGGTGCGGGATGAACATCTTTAACGATTTTGAACTGCTGGATTTTGTCAACCTTGACGTGGATATGTGGGAGGGCGGAGGGGGCTATGCCCTTTCCGCAAACGCTGGGGCTTTTTCTTTAACTGGCACAGATGTTGATTTGATACCGGCGCGTGAAATAACCATGGCGGCGGTCAGTGGCTCCTTTGCGGCAGCAGGCACAGCAACCGCATTAAAAAAGGGTTATCATCTCGCGGCGGCATCTGGCAGCGCCTCGACATCAGGAACGGCCGTTGCTTTTAAAATCACCCGAAAATTATCAGTTGCGCCGGGCGCGGTTATCGAATCCGGACAATCCGTAGGCCTTCGGGCCGCTCGAAATCTGGCCGTGGATAATGGCGCAATCAGTCTTTCAGGCACAGCGGTAATCCTGAATTATTGGAATGGTTACACATACACATTGCAGGCGGGAAAAGGTTCGTTTACTATTGACGGTCAGCCAATCACATTACTCAGATCCCGCAAATTCGGTCTATTGCCGGGTTCTTTGGCAGAAACAGGCACCCCGATTGATTTACTCAGAGGTCGAAAGCTTCAGGCGCTTTTCGGTGATGTTTCTCTATCGGGTTCTGAAGTCGGCTTAAAACGATTTGCAAAACTGCTTCTTGATTCTGGCACATTCACGCTCACTGGGACCGATATTGAAATAGCCCTTCTCCATCTGTCAGCCGATCCAGGCGCATTCATTTTATCCGGATCAGGTGTTTCCTTTGTGCGCGGCCGGGCGTGGTTTGTGGAAGCTATTTATTCAACGCCAAAAATCACCGGTATTGTCGCTCAGGAGAAAATAACCCGCATTACTGGTGAACAAAAAGTTACGAGGATAACAGCATGAGTTTTTCGCCAAGACAACCAAGTGAAAAGTTTTCCATCAGTTTCGATTTTACAGCCGTTCTACAGGCTGCAGAAACAATCTCATCCGCCACTATCACCGTTGTGGATACATCGACATTGGCCGATGTTACGAACACCATTTTGGACGCCACGAAGCAAAGTATCATTGGAAAGGTTGTTTCCGGATACGTCAACGGCGGAGGCACGAGCGGGCATAATTACCTGATTACCTGCAAGGCTGTAGGCAGCCTAGACTCGCAGCCTGAACTTGAGGGCGTTCTTCCGATTGCTGAGACTCCGGCGGACACGGAGGAACTGGGGACCGGTCCTACCCTGGACTCCCTGCTTGCTGAGATTGATGACATAATTCAGGATGCCGCTTTTACGCGCGAAAAACTGACAGAAAAGATCAATGATGCCGTGTCGAGCATTGCCGCCGGGATCCGGATGCCGGATCAATCCATATCACCGCCTTTGCCGGATCTCTACAAATCCTCAACAGTGGCCACGACGACACTGGCCTATGCGTCTTTGCCGAACGATTATCAGCGTAATTTGTTTATCGTGGCGGATAGCGCCGGGAATAAGATTTCTCCACCCCGAGGCGGTGATTATTACGCCTTTGCGCTGTTCATGAGACAGATCAACTCTCCCAATATGGCAGAAGTCGGCTCTGTTTATCGTGTGGCCGTGAAGGGCAGGAAACTTTATTATCAGGGGATCCCCGCGACGGCGGAAAATCTCTGGATTCATTATTACCGGAAACCCGTACCCATGGTATCGGGCTCAGATGAACCCGATGGTATTCCCGAGCATTTACAAAAGAGGCTGATAAAGCACTATGTCTGTAAGGAAATTCTTGGAGAATCAATAGAGGACGGCCAGGACAATAGGGGAATCGGAACAAAATACCATACGGCAAAATTCTTCGAGGCCATGACTGACCTTTGTGATTTTATCGGGATCGATGCGACGCCTCAATATTACGGCGGAGATTATGAAGACGATGGGGCATGTGACTAATGGCAGAAATTGATATTAAAGGCTTTTCGGGTGCAAATAACGTTATTGGCCGGTTCTATTCCAAGGCGGGAATAGCGGAGCCTCGCGTTACCCTGAATGCCGATACTGATCTTGCCGGAAATCTCACCATGCGGAAAGGGAAATCGTCATATATTTCTCTGCCGGGCGCGCATAGCCTTTGGTCGGGCACGACATGCATGCTGTTTGCCGCGAACGGTATTTTGTACCGGAACGTCCAGGGCGCCGCCGTCAATGTCGGGACGATCTCCGGTCCGAAGCATCCGCTTTCTTATGTCGAAGCTGAAGACAAAGTTTATATTTCAAGTCCGTACTGGCAGGGAATCTTTGATCCTACCGCCAATTCGGTGGCCTCCTGGGGCGTGCCGCAACCTCCCGGCCCGATGCTCCTTGCAGGTTCAGGCAATCTCCCTGCCGGTACCTACCATGTCACAATGACCAATGCGGTGAACGGTGAACTGTCTGGGAGCGGCCCGATCACAGACATCGAACTCACAGAAGAGGGCGGTATTCAGATATTAAACCGTCCTACAGGAGCCATTGTCTGGATGACGGACGCTGATGAATCTATTTTTTATCGCGTAGGCGCCACAAGCCAGATCGTGGACATTCCGACCGTTGAGCCTTTGCCATCGTTTCTATGCAGTCCTCCGCCGTTTATGGAGAACCTCTGCTACGCCTTTGGGTTGATATGGGGTTCAGTTGGTTCGGATGTTTATTACAGCGAGCCCTACAAGTTCGGCTGGTTTAAGCTGGCCTCCAATAAATTCAGCTTCGCGTCAGCTGTAACGCTGATTGCCAAAGTGCCGACAGGATTATTTATCGGGCAGGAAGACCGGACCACCTTTCTTTATGGTGCTGAGCCTGCAAAGATGATTCAGTCCGATGCCGGATCCGGATCGATAAAAGGGACGTTGGCCTATTGCAATAATCTGCCGGACCTTGGCTCCACTTTAGGCACCCCGGAAAAGGGGTTTGTCGATGTTCCTGTCTGGATGACCGCTGAAGGGATTGTAGCGGGGAACCAGGCCGGGAAACTTTATAACCTGACAAAGAACAAAATAAAAACCGGTATTCCCGCGAGTGGCGCTTCTCTGTATCGGAACATGGAGGGCGTGTTTCAGTTTTTAACCAGCTTTAAGGCGGGGAAAATAGGGAGCGGCGCGGGTTTCGTTGATCAGGATACATTCAATGCGTTCAAAAATGGGCAAATTGATGTGTTTAATAAGGCGGTAGATTCCATGAGCAGCAGGGCATCGTTTTCTGATTCAGCAACTTGCACAGTTACGCGCGGAGGTGTGATTATTTAATCTATAACAGGGACGAATAAGCCGCCATTGGGCGGGACTATTAGCCTGCATTTATCTCGAAAGGGATAGGTGCAGGCTTTTTTAATTTTAACAACAAAGGAGAAAGAAAATGAATTTAATACACAGAGTACCGAATTTGATCATGCCCTTATTGGATAGCGTCGCTCTGAGATATGCGGCGAAACACAAAACCGAATCGGGGTTGGCGTTCCATGGCGGTGTGACCTGCGATCATTACCGAAACAGCAAGCTGATTCATACGCAGTTCGGGCACAATACCTTCACGACTGAAGGCATGGCGCGGCTGCTCAACATCATGTTTGGCGACGTGGCCAAGGCCGCAGCGGCAATCTTCTATGTCGGGATTTTCAAGAATAATGTCACGCCGGCGCTGGGCGATACCGCAGCGGCGAAACTCGGAGCCGCTGGGACGTATGGCGAATGCCAGGACGCTGATTATGATTCCCCGGCCACAAACAAGCCGGGTTACACGATTGCCACGACCGCAGCAGCATCATGTACGAATGCAGCAGCAGCCGCTTCCTTCACCATGAATGCCAGTATTACGGTTTACGGTGCGTTTCTTTCAACTGAGGCGGCAAAGACGGCGACAACCGGATATCTGACGGCGGCAAAGAAGTTCGGAACTGCAAGGGCGGTTATCGCGGACGACGTGCTGGCCGTAACTTATGTGATCACTGCGACCACGAGTTAGCCGATGCCGACACACGACTTCAAAAATATCGGGGAGGTTCTTAACTTTGAACTTCTCCGGGGGACGATAGCAACGATAGACTCCGCCACGGATACCTGTTCTGTATCCGTTGGCGGAGGCATGCTTACGGCCCTTCTGTTCTATCATTGCGCGCCTGGCTCTCTCATGAGGGCCAACGGAGCGATTGAAGGCGCGGCGGCAGGGTTCGCGGTTGGCGACGTGGTTATCGTTCTAAAGAGGTACGACAATTCGGTTATTAAGGTAATCGGGCATGTGGGAGGGCCGAAACGGTGCACAGAACCTCTCACCGGCCTTGAATATTATATTGCATACGTCGATGGTTCGGTTATTAAGATTGCCAATTGCAAGTACACAGACGGAACTTTTGAACTCATAAAGACCGTTACTCAATCAGATGTTTTTATGAGTCCATTCACCAATCCTGTTTTATTCCAGGCAAAACGCTTTACGCATAACGTCGATGGTGTGGCACAGGACTTATATTTTATAGCCACGTCTCTTTATATTAATCCAAATCCCTATATTGGATGGGTTAATTATTGCTATGCCAACCCAACAGATCCTCTTGTTACACAGGCCACCAGCACAAAAATAACTGCCACCGCCGAGTTATTCGCAGACCTTAATGCAGTTAATGCCCAGGTGAACGGTGCACACACATATAGTGGGGACGGGGGCGGAGACACATGGAGAATTATGTCTCCCGGGGAAACGGGAGACTGCGAGGATTTCGCCTTAACTAAAGCCAATGCGTTATTAGCGTTGGGATATCCAGCCTCTGCAATTCACATAGAAGGAGGACATTGGGACGGCCTGGCCAACGGCCACGCATGGCTCGTTGTCCAGACGACTGCCGGAGACTACGCTTTAGATACAGACACAAATTCAATTATCTTAAATTCGTCGCTTACAAGAAGCAACGGCGAGGCGTATGATTTCCGTCGCCGTCAATTAGGCGCCCGGTGGGCCTCAATATCTCCTTTTGCGTGGCTCGCTAACGCTACCAATGCCGTGGAGCAGACACCTTCCATCGTCAGCAATACATGGTGTTATTATTACATCCTCGATCCCGCATTAAATATCATGTATCCGGTCCCTGACTCAACCGGCGCGATATCAAACACAACTTGGTACCACTGGCCCTTTATTAGTTATGAGCATAAACAGTATGCGAACACATACAGGTATCAATGGTCTGTCAATTTTTCCAATGACAATAATAGTATTTACATATCCTATAGTTATGGCGGCTTAACCCACGTGATAGGGTATACGTTGAGCAATAATACGTTATCACTTATTTCTTCTTCATCGTCGCCCGCCGCTGGTTTTGTTGGGCGTGATGGTATTTTAACGCCATTGGATACTAATCCCGGCACCTATGACCGCAAAACATGGACAGATGGCGTTATTAATTACACCAAAGCTCTACATTCATATGGCGTCGCATCAAAGCCTGGATACTATGAGTTTGAATATAATTATCTCACCAAGGCACGCGCTGCGGATGATGCGCAGACTACTGAATGCGACACGATACCCGAGGCATCATGGGAAGGAGATTTGAATGGAATTTTGAACATTTATGACGTTCGGTATCTCCCTGTGGTGATTAATCGTGATTTTATTTCTCCCTTCTACTGGATTGGAGAAGACGTGCTGGACGCATCAGATTGTTACGATAATGTAAACTATCCTATTTCAGCCACCACAAGAACGCTGGCGACGCAAAAATTTCACGATCCATACGGATCGGAGGTTTCGGATAACGACCACGCTGGCATGAGTTGCTGGCCATTCTGGTGGAATAATACAACCAATCCATACGCAAATGAAGATCCTTACGATGATCGCTATTACGCATATCCATGGAGCAATATCGATACGGATGATGTTCTTATCCAGTCATATAGGGTCGAGCGATATGTTGATGTCGGTGATGACGTTAAGAGAATTTACAGAGACGGAATAGAAGTAACGGCAGCGGCAGCGGCAGCGGCCGGAACGACACCAGCCCAAATGTTGGGGATTTTTTATATGCCCTACACGGATAGGCTTAATAGCATTACATAGATAAGGAGAGATTGACATGAAATCAAGATTACCGCTTCATACCTTGTTTGGGGCTGAGCTGATCAGCAAACCGTCCGTTAAATCCATTATCCCCATCGGTTCGTGGTGGGAATTCGAGCAATGGCGAAAAGGAAAACTGATCGACCAATGGGAACAAAAGAACGTCAATACAACAGAGGGGCTGAACCACATGCTCAACGTGGTCTTTCACGGGGCGACGGCAATCGGCACGTGGTACATGGGGTTGTTTGAAAATGATTATACCCCTCTGATCACCAATACCTATGCAGTCCCCGGATTCACAGAAAGCGCTGCGTACGATGAAGCCACTCGCGTAGCCTTTGTCGAAGCCGAGGCCACGGCCAGAGTAACAACCAATACGGCAAGCAAGGCGACATTCACCATCAGCGCCACGAAGACAATCTATGGGGCTTTTTTGTGCGGCGGCGGCACTGATCCAACCGTAAAAAGCAATACGGCCGGCGGTGGCGTTCTTTTTGCCTCAAGTAAATTCGCAACGGCAAAAGATGTTGTGGACAACGATGTCCTGATGGTTTCATGCAGCATTACGCTGGCGGACGTATAAAGATAAGACCATGCCTAATTATTACGCTAAATTATATACATCAGCAATCCTTAACGATGATCGTAGCCCTGCCGCAACTGTCAATGGGTTTGTTGTTGATTGGGATAAGGCAAATAAATTCATTTACGCCGTCCAAATTGGTCACGATGAAAGGGATACTGTTGCTGGCGCATATAAACTACAGTGGAGGCTTGCAGGAGGTACATGGGCCGATGTAGGAGCGACTGGGGCGGTTAAATACGCAAATTCATCCACGCTAACTAACGGGACTGCCTTAACTCTTGAAAACTCAAAATGCTACACGCCTCCTTATTTAGGAATGACGTGGCAAAACGGTGAGGAAATCGAGGATGGGTTATCATTATTAATTGATTTAGGCTCTGATTGTTATACGGAATTGCAGTTCGCTTGTGATATTTCCGGAGGGGAACAGGGAAAAACATACGAGTTTCAACTTTACAACAATACAAAAGGCGAAGCAGTCGCCATTGCTTCGGGGGTCTTTGCTACTTTAAGATTAGGGCTTACTTCAGAGTATGTTTTTGGAAATAGAACCGGGACTGCGTCACGTTGCGCTGCTGGAAGAATATACTACTCCAGACATATGTGCATGAGACAAGTGTCATCCTTGGAACTTATGTGGATAGTCGGCCAACCTTTCACGCCGTCTATTGAGTTTGGGCATGTCAGGGTAGCGATTTACAGTGATAATAATGGAGAGCCAGGAACATTATTAGCCGATAGCGGAAGTATTTATGCTGATGATTTTTACTCTGAATTTCCAACTCGCGTGCTTGATAAATATACTTATTACTGGATTGCAGCGCAGGCGGAAAACATTAGTCTTTACGTTTATACGATTCCCGCCGCAAATGCGCGTATTGAGTATCAGAGTTACGGCGCGTTTCCTTCTACGGCTAGCCCATCAGCCGGCACTCAAGGTGCTGCCGTAGAAATATACGGCACTTTGGTGCCTCAATTTAAGTTTGCGCCATCGCTTGGGTTAATAAAATCAGGGGACGCAACGCCGTTGTCTTCAACGTTAACTACGAGTCCTGGTCTGATAGATGAAGAAAAAGACACCGTTGTTACGGACTCGTATCCAAGTGTTTCTGTGGGAGCGGCGCTGGCGGAACCTTCTCTTGTTGAACGGGTAGTAATTTACCTCAATTATATTTTAGGTGAAACATACTATGTTTACGGGAACCACTCTATTTTTGAGGTTTATTCATCTTCAGACAATTCCACATGGACATTACGACAAACATTTACAGAACCCTATATTCCGCATGAAGGAAATCCCGATCCTGTTGAGTTAATTCTTTATCCACCGGTAGCAGACACATATTTTAAAATCAGACCTGGTGGAGCTGGTTACTGGGCCTTTCAAGCAGGAGAAGACGCATATCAGTTGCGTGTTGCAGAAATTGAACTTTACGGATGCTTGTTAAGGTCCATGGGCGAAGATGTTACTGTTTCTGACGTTTTTGATGCTCTTATGGAAAATATGTCATTACGTGGGTGAGGCAAAATGGAAGTCAGCACAATAAGCGCAACCGCTATTTTAGAAGTCACAAAAACACAAATAGATGGACTTTCTGAAGCTGCATCAACTAATTGCGCGGTTCTTGCCGAATTACTACAGCCATCGGGCTTGGATGAAGAAGTATTTATCAGCGATTTCTTTGAGTGCGCTATCTCTAAAAGTGTCTCAGATGGACTTGGTATTTTCGACATATCTGCGTATTTCTGGCCACAATCCGTAGACGATAGTTTGGATATGGAAGATAGTCATGAAATCGGATGGTTAAAGCTCATACTGGATAGTATTGCGGCTACGGATTTATCGGACTGGGCATTGTCCTTTACGGTTGAAGAAATAATTCTGCTTTATGATGAATTAAAGCACGGCTGGGCAGTTACAAACGAAGAAAGTCTTGCCCTCACGGATTCCCTTTCGGAAGTCCTGGGCCTGATCATTTCCGATTGGATCGCCCTGATCGACACCCAGTCGAATAACTGGAACGGCCGAGAGATCGTCCCTGATACGCTGAATCTTTACGACCTCGCGCAGATGGGAAAGATCATTTCAGATTCAATTTCCGACACGTTTGATGTCGCGGACGTGTCCACGATGGCCCTGACGGTAACAGTCCTCGAATATTTGGGCTTTGCTGAACTGGCAAACGCCGTGAGGACCGGGGGCGAGTCCGTTGGTGATTCGTTGGCGCTGGATGATGCTCCATCTTCCGCGCTAAGCCTGCTCATTCAGGAAGCTCTTTCGGTGGTTGACGTTTCCAGCGTTGTGCTGAGGTTCATCGAGGCCCTACAGGAAAGCATTGGCCTTGCGGATACGGCCAGCCTGATCAAGCGAATTGGCGTATCGGTCACAGATCCTTTGACCTTCACGGAAACGCTGACCAGCCACGGGCACCTTTATTCAGTGGTCTACGATTCATTGCACATGAATGTCACCGTCGAAATAGATGGCGAAGTTTATGAGTGCTACGTCCTGAATACCCCGAAATTCAAACCTTCGATGTATTCCGGGTTTAATTTCAATTCCTATTGTGTTTTTGAGGGCCGGGCCTTCGGCGCCAACGATACGGGGATTTACGAATTGACCGGCGCGACGGATGCGGGAAACGCAATTCATACGGGCGTGATTCTGACCGAAACTGATTTTGGAGCCCCAAATCAAAAGAGATTCCGGCAGGGTTATTTGGGGATTTCCGGCACAAGCCCGGTCATGGTCTTTGAGACAGAGGACGGGGCGCGGCAGGCGTACGCCGTCGATACAAAAGGCAAGGTTGTGGCGTCGCATGAACTCAAATCAAAGAGATGGAAGCTGTCCATAGCGGACTTTGACACCTTGGACACGGTGAAATTAATTCCGATCATCCTGACGAAATAGAGGATTCTATGACCGAGCAATTACGAGAGCAAGCACAATTCAGAAAAGGGAAGTCCCCGATCATTTCCAAGTATCAGGATGAGCACGCTCAGCTGGTGTCGGAGGTCGCCGGCCGGGGGTTCCTTAAGATGCCCGGGTTCGCATACGACGCAGAAAACCGGATTGAACGCGCCGCCAAAATAAATATTTCCGAGTTGAACATGAAGATCATCGCGGAAACGATTGAGCGCGAGCTCAAGCAAACCGGTTTCAATTATGACCAATCCTATAAGACGGCGGCCATGGCCTGGGAACTTGAAAAACAGACCCTGATGACCGCCTGGAACGCTGAACTGCAGGGCATAAAGAGGGGAGAGGCGGCAGCCGAGGCAACCCTGGACCTACTGGCCATCGAAGTATCCAGAAGAGCGATTGCTTTAACGGAGGCCAAGACCGCTATTGATCTGGCAATGGAGGCCTACAAAAAGACATTGGCCGGGCTGGAAGGGGATGTATCGCCCTATGAGGTACAGCTGGCGAACGGAAAGCTTTTAACCGCGCAGAAGAAGCTTGAGATTCTTCCGATCATCGAGCAGATCCTGACCAAAGAACAGGAACTCCTTATTATCGAACAATCAAAGGCGGCGGAGTACACAAAATTAATTGCGGCGGAAAATGCAGTATCGGCCAAGAAAGAGACTTTAACGCCCTTTGTGAATGCTCTGGCGACAAAGGCGGAAGAATACGCGGCAAAGATCACGGCTGAACAAATCCCGACTGAAGAACAGATAGCCGATGAAAAAATAGCCCAGGCGACGGCGGCCGTTGCGAAAGCCGGTTATCAGGTGCGGGAACTCACCGCGGAGATTGAAACAGAAACAAAGAAACTTGAACTGATGGGCGAAAAGCGAACTCTGGCCGATGCCGAATTCGTGAATGAGCAAGAACTTGTTTCACATGAAAAGGAATTAACTGAGACTTTCCAGAATGCCGCCAAAGCGGACTTTACAGAAGGACTCGAAGATGATCGCTCGACCATGACGAAGATTATCGATGACAAGACCACCGTCGAGACGATCCGGAATTCAACCAAATTAACCAGCGAGAACACGTTGGCAAATGGCGAAAAGAGCGCCGCCAGTAGAATCACCGCATACCAGATTGATGAGATGCAGAAAGTTGCGGATGTCAAGGCGACGGCGGCTGAGTTAACGGCAGAACTTAAACATCTCATAGGATAAACATATGTCAACTGAAGCATACGCAAGAGCCAAAGCGCGAGAAAATAAGATATGGACGCCATTCGTCCATTCATTCTCATTTAACGCCACACAAACGAATGAGCGTGGAATTATCTACGGCCTTTATTCAAATTCGTATTTGAACCAAAATAAGTATTTGGTCGAAATCGAGGCCGCTGATCTGGCGAATCTTCTTGCTGATTACAATTCCAAAATAGCGGAATTGAACACGCAGGAACAGGCGGTTGTCGCTGATATCGTATCAAAACGATACCTCGCCGGAATCGACAAACTCATTCATGATGAAAAAATGATCACGAAGCGGGCAGGCATTGAGGCGGATGATGATATCTGGGATGCAAAAACAGCCGCATTATCCACTGATCAAGCAGCGCTTCAAACTCTTGCGGAGAGGGTAAGCAGCGAAACCGAAAAGACGGCCGCCCGGATCACCGAGCTTCAGGCGTATATCGCCATCGAGGGCATGAATCTCAGCGAGGTTAATATTGCAATCGCAGAGAAAGCAATTCAATCGTCCAAAGTGGATATTCAAAAACTGGACACGGCCAATGCCGTATTGAGAATACAAATCGCCACCGTGCAGGCCGCGCAGGAGCTTGTGGATATTGACCTGAAAACCGCCCGGACAAAAATAGACATATCCGAGATAGACCGATCTATGAATAAAATCGATTTATTGGGAAGCGAACTCACCATTGAACAGGCAAAAACGGATGTTGCCGAGGCAGAGTTAGGCGTATCTGCCGCCAGGGTAACGCTGGCCGGAGCAAAGACTAATGAAGTGGAAGAGGAAATCGATCACGTTCGCACCACTTTGACTCAGCAGGTGCAAACCAATTACGAAAACAAACGGGATTTGATGGATGTGAAACAGGCGGGCCGGGAAGATTCCATAGTAATGCACCGGCAGGAAAAAGACCTCGATCACGAAAACAAACTGGCCGCTTCAAATCTTGACGTCACTTTTGCCAATGCTGATAAGACGCTTCAAGAATCACTCGATACTACAAAAGTATCGGTAATGGATGCAAAGGCGAGCAACGTATGGCTGAAGGTGTCCGCCGCAATAGCAGCCGAAGAGAAATTGGCAACAGCGAACATAAAAACCACGTTGACGCATACAGTTGAGAAGAAGAAATAATGGCGGATAAAGAACAAATAGCCCGAATTTTGGCGAGCATGAAAGGCTTGGCTGGAAGCGGCAACGCCCTTTCTTATTTTGTTGATAAAATCGACGGCTTGGTGGCCACGATGGAGCCGGGTGATTTTGTGCGCAGCGACACCAATACCGCCTCTTCCGTGCCGATTGCCTACGATCTGTGGTACTTGTTCTATCACGATAACTTAATGCAGAAATATTATAATGCGTGGGAAGATTTTAAGCATTACGATTACACCCCGTACCTCGCGGCGAACCTGAGCTTTCTGTCTCCATTGACCGGTCTGAAGCCGCTAAAGGTTTTGACGGACCTGAAGGATCAACTTGGCATTGAAGAAGGCTTCGGTGAAATCATCCCTACGCAGTATGCCAATAACGGGATTTACTGGATAAATACAATAGCGTTTGAATTCTGGAAGCAAGGGAAGGGGGCTCAATACCCTTCTGATGGCCCGAAGGACTTCACGCCAAATGATTACGTCGGATACATTTCATTTCCCATCGGCCAGCTGGGCGTGATGGAAGTCGTTTCTCTTTTGCAGGAAACAGTGTTGTCCGGATATAAATTCACGGCCGTTGACAATAATGCAGTGCTGTATTGGCCGAAAGCCGCCCCTACCCTGGAAGATAAAGAAAAACCTTCTCTTCAAGAAACCCCTGAAATGTTTCCCGATATGAAGGACAGTAACGGCAACGCAATCGCCGGGCAGAATTATTGCTTTGGAAAACATTTAATTGAAAGTGGTTATCTCGTCCCGGAAACGGCCACAACAAATCGCCTTACCAAGGAAAGCGAAAGCCCAGTCAGCAGGGACGTGGAACTATTTTCCTCGAAAATGGAGAAGTACCCGGAAGACGTCAAGCCAAAACTATGGATGCGGTACTGGATTCACAAGAACAGCACTTTGCCCGTACCCGGTGAATTCATCGGCATACTTTGCCGGCCGGTGACTGTACCGCCTCATGTCTGGTGGTTTCAGGAATCTTCCCCTTTCCTTTATGCCGGAAACTGGATGGAGACCGATAATCTTACCTCCGGGATAATTACCGCAGTCATACTGGAAGCGGCGCGCACCGATGGGGGCATAGGCAATCTATACACCGTAAAGATTCAAGGTTGTGAAGTTAAAATAGAATCATCTGATTTTTTTGCATACGCCATCGGGGACCGGGTGGCAATTATGAAAGTAAACGACACCGCAACGGCAGCGGAGAAATCATTTACATGGCTGGATCAGGTTCATTTGAAATCGACGGACGCTGCAACGGTAAAATCAAATTTGGCCATCATACCGGCAACGTTTTACAAGATTAAGTAATAAATTTATGTTATAATGTTTATAACCATAAGCGATAAGGAGAAAAACCATGGGACTGAACCTGCAAGCATTAATCGATGAAGTCTTGGGTCTCGCCCGGGAATCCATGAAACAGAAGAACAACGCAAACTATGTCAGCGGGCACGATCAAACGCAGGCGCGGAATAACGCCATTGACGATGATCTGCGAAAGCATCGGTTTGCTATGGAAAAACAAGGCTTATCCAATACCGGGCTGGAAAATGTGCAAACGCTTAAAAACACCGGCGATCTTGCACAGCAGGAAGTAATCAACACGGGCGCACTTGCGCGGCAGCGGCTGGCCAGCGAAGCAACAAAATACGCAGCAGATCAGGGCTTGCGCGGATCGCAATACACTTCTGATAATACTCGTGATTCGGAATTATACAAAGCCGATAAGTCCTATACTTCGGAAATATACAAAACAGACAAAGGATTTCAATCAGAAAGAGTGAAGGCCTTGTCTGCTATACTGGAAGACAACCTCGCCCCTCCAGAAGACAAGAAGAAAGCAAGGGACATGATGCTTGCGATGAGCAGAGGAAAGGCTCCAGATGATTTCAATTCTTTCGAGACTTCTCCAATCCGAACTCCGGCACCCGCAGCTCCTGCTCTGCCCGCAGTCACCGCACCTACTTCTCCCACGAGAAAGGCATTTATCCAGCCTCCGGCGATAGAAGCTCCGGCGATATCCACGATAAGGCCTGAACAGCCGCCTAAATTATGGGTGGATTCAGGGGCATCGGATGACGCGGCAATCAAGGATTACAAGAGGCAGAGAGAAATCAAAGATATAAGAAACCAGCTGTCCCCGGCCTCTCAGGAAAAAGAGCTTCAGGATATCGTGGGTTATAAAAGCAGGTTGCCCGGAGCGGTCCGAAGCGATGTCTTGAAAACAGAGAGTGAGTTCCAAATTCAAAGGAATAAAAAAAGGAAAGCAATGCTGGACGCATACGGACAATAAAAGGGGTTTTTAATGGCTTTCGACATTCTCGGATATCAGAAAAAACATGCAGACTACTACGGTGATGCGCCTCTTGATGACGTTGCGAAGGATGTTTTTACACGCGGCGGATATGCTGAAAAATATCCTGATTATGACACCTGGAAAAAGGACTCGGGAATCGACCAGCATGTTCAGGAAGACATAAAGCGCCGTCAACCGCCTTCGTTCATGGATAAATTGATCAGCGGGACTTCTGCAGTTGCTCCGAAAGACGATTCTATTTTGGGCGAGATCCCCAAAGGATTAAAGGCTGGCGTTCATCAAGTCCGTGGCATGGGTTACGGGTTGGGCGCGTTGGCAGGGGAAGCCGTCGAATCCGATGTTTTAAAGAAATGGGGAGCGGAGGGCCTGGCCGACGTCGAGGCCGTATCACCGAAACCGCAGGTAGCCTCATTTACTGATATTGAAAGCGGGTCCGATCTTGCAAAATATCTTGCCTTTGGCGTTTCCACGAATATTCCTAATATGCTTCTTTCTCTGGCCAGCGGTGGCGCCGGGGCGGTTATCGGCAAAAAAGCAGTAGAGGCAGCCGCTAAAGGGGCCATAGAAAAAGCTATCGCCGCCGGTGCGTCAAAGGACGTGGCCGAAATGATCGGCAAGCAGGTCATTGAAAAAGGAATCAAGGGCGGAGCCATAACAGGGGCGGCCGGCGCTTCAATCGGTATGGAAGCCGGTTCTATCGCCGGTGATCAGCTGCAGGAAAACGGCAAAGTCGATCCACTGAGGGCGTTCGCCGGGGCAATTCCCGCAGGCCTTCTTGATATTGTGCCTGAATGGTATTTGGCGAAAAGGCTTGGCTGGCTGGGTAAGGACGCAACGCAGTTTGCAGGCGGAACGCTCTCAAAGATGGCGAAAGTTGCCGGACAGCAGTTTGTCATGGAAGCACCCACCGAAGCAATGCAAAGCGTTCTTGAGCGGGCAGCCGTGGAGGGGAAGTCCATCACCAGCGCTGAAGCATGGGATGAATACATAAACTCATTTATCCTTGGTGGCATGACCGGCGCAGTCGTCGGCGGTGGCGCTCAGGGAATTACCGGCGCGGTCAAAAGGCCGGAAGAAGACACGTATATTAAAAACCTCAGAGTTGGAGCGTCTTTCTCCGGAATGATCGACGCCGGGATGCGCACAGGAAAAGTCGGTGACCATACCTTTTCACCGGCCGATGCGATCACGATCATCCAGCGCGCGCAAAAGGACGGTGTTTTCACAGAGGAAGACGTCGATCGGTTCAAAGAGCGATACCCGGCGCTGAAGGACGGACTCAACGGCGTTATCGTTGAAAATTTGAAAGAGAAGGTAAGTCAGGTAGTAAAGGATGATACAGAACCGCGCCCGGATTCCATGAGCCAGGTAAGGGCTGACATGGAAAGGGTTAAGAAAATAATTCCGGTAAAGAACATCGATGAAGATGTACCTGAAAAATTAGGAGAGGGGGAAGCCGATAATGAGTCGTTGCAAACCGAAACCGAGATAAGGGATCTGAAGCAGAGCGTCGCTTTACAGTCACATTATCTTGATACGAATGCGGCTATGAATTGGACGCCCGAATATCAGGATGCTCAAGAAAAATACAAAAAGGATACTGAGCGGCTGGCAGAACTCACAAAACCGGCAGAGGATAACTTACAATCCGCATTAACTGGAAAACATGAAGGGCTCGCAGGGCTGCAGGTTGAATTACTGGATGGGACAAAAAAACAGGTGAACATCGTTTCACCCAACAGCATGAACGGTGATGTTCTTCTGGCTGATGGGAACCTTGCATCGGCGGGAAGTGTTAAACGAGTAATCGCGCCCAGCGGTAAAGTTCTGTTCGATAAAAAACCAGCCGGGGAAATTCAGTCCTTGCCCGCTACCGGGACTTTACCTGCCGAGGCACCCAAAGCACAGGCTGAAAAGATCGTTGAACCTGGAGCAACGTCGGAAGGCGAAAATGCCACATTAAATAGCAAAATAGATTCTCTTGCAGACGAAAAAAATAAATTAGTAAAAGGAAAGCAGCCGGCACAGTGGACTCCGCTGGAAAAGGCGATGGCTGCCGCCTCTTCTACGTTATTGGATATTGATGAAGATTCCGTAGTAACGGCAGTTAGGGACGCTATTGACGGTGAAAGAAAAGACGTTGCCGAAATAATAGCGGCAAGGCTGCGTAAACGCGCTGGCGAAACCGCCAAGGCAACCCCTTCCGTTGATCCATCATCACCAAACTATAATACCGCGAAAGAGGCTCTGGACAGAAGCGCAACGGAAGCCAAAAAGCTGGCAGACCAAATAGACAATTTAATTAAAATACATGAACCACACCCCGCGCCTCTCTCACAAACCAAAGCCGCGACAGCAGGTATTGCTGATGAAGCGAAATCCGGGGGGTCTTTTGTTCCCAGAAACATCGAGGACGCGCGGGATAAAATGCAAGTTCTCAGCGAAGAGCGGTCAAGGCTGTCTGATGAAATTGGTATTCATCCACACCTTGAAAAAGGGACAAGGGGCGACAGGTGGCGGTGGTTAAGGGACGAAGAAGCAAGAATCGGGAATTTATATAAGGCCAAAGATTGGGCAGCATTAACAGACCGGGACAGGCAGAAATCTCTTGACGAGCGGGCAGCGGTTAAACAGCCCGAAAAACCCGCGCCAAACGCCATAAGCGCGTCCGCGGAAACGAAACCGGCAGAAAATGCACCCGAACCCGCCGAAATCTTCATCCGTAAGGCAGGACGGAAAGACATTGGACGTATTCAGAAGTCCCTGAAAGATACTCCCACGAAGGAAGGGTACGAGGTAGTTTATAAACCGAACGCTCCAGAAGGAAAGAGCATCTATTATAAGAAGCTCAAAGAGAAGATGGTCAAGGTTGACCAGAAGCCAGCCAAGCGAGACCGCGGCGCACAGAACCTTGTTACGAAAATCAGCGAACTCGGTGGCCTCAAAATAACCATGGGTGATTACAACGCCCGATTGCTCCGCCAGGACGTGGACGCAAGGCGTGTTTTAAAATCGAAGTCCGGCTTGACGGCTGACCAGTTAGCGAGTATATTACAGGCAGACGGGTGGCCGATTGAGTCCGGGGATCACGTTATTGAGCTTCTGAAGACCGGCCAGGGCAGAAAGATTTACGCTCCTGATAAAGCAGAAACCTTAATCAACCGTGACATAGCGAGGGCAGAAAATGAGTGGATCGAAGGACAACTTACAGAACTCGAAGCAGCCGGATTTAACGCCGGAACAAGTGAAAAGAGTCGTGCAGATATTGAAGCCGGGCTTGCTGGAGCGCTTGAGGGCGAAGGGTATACTCCCGAACAAATTGAAGCCAATGCCCAAGAAGTAGAATATTTCTTTGCCAATGTATCCGCACAGGCAAAAACAGAAAAACAACCCGCAGCTGAACAGCCCGCAAAACTTTCTTCCGAAGAAGTAAAATCAAAACAATCCGAAATCCCCGGCGCATCTGAAGCCGAGACTTTCTCTTTAACCAATCCCGAAGCACAGATAAGCCCGAAGCTTTCCGAGCAGGTTACGCCGAAGAATGAAGAGATGTTCAGGGAACCGGAAGCCAATGAACCTGAGCTTCAGGCGAAAGAAGAAGGAAAGCTTGAAGACTTCGGCGAAAAGATCGGCGGCGCACGCAAAGATACGGCTGAGCGCGGATATACCAAAGGCGGAAAAATAATCAAAGAGGACGACGGCCAACCTGCATGGAAAAAACAGTTTATCGCCCTTGAAAAACTGGACGGTACAGGCTGGACGATTGCCAACGCAAAAGCTGCCAAATCTGGGATGATCACCAGAAGTTCCGGGCAGGTATTTTCGACGCAGGAAGAGGCAGAAAAAGCAATCCCTCTTTTTGCCGTGGCTCAGTCCCATAGGGTATTTGAAAGCAGGGAGAATAAAGGCCAGTGGGCAATCTATAAAAAAGTTGGCGAACGGAAATTATTCAAGGTCGTCAATCAGGAATTCCCCTCCCGCGAGGACGGCATGAAGCACATGGCCGAACACGCCGAGGAAATCCTGAACATCAAAACAACCTTTGGGGAAGAGATACTTCCTGTTCCTGAAATAGCAAAACGGACAGGCGCTGAACGACGCACGACAGACGCTACGCCGGAAATATTCAATGAAACATTCGCGCCCAGGGCTATCGAATTTGGCAACTGGAACAATCAGGAAGAACGGCAACAGGTTTTGAATCATGCCTACGATGGATTGCTTGACCTTGCCGATGCTTTGAATGTATCGCCAAAAGCATTGATGCTTAATGGTGATATGGCTATTGCCTTCGGGGCCAGAGGACAGGGGCTTTCGGGCGCAAAGGCGCATTACGAACCGGACTATGGGGTTATCAACCTCACAAAAATGAAGGGCGCGGGATCACTGGCCCACGAGTGGTTTCATTCCTTCGATCATTATCTTGCCCGAATTGACACAAAGGCGACGTCAAACAAAACAGCAAATAAACGCGGTGATCTGACATATCCACGCCAAGCCGATAGCCATACATTCCAAAGCCACGGCGAAAGCATCCGCTCTAAGCTGCGTCCTGAGCTGCAGGCGTCCTACAAATCATTAATGGAAGGAATGTATAAAAAGGCTGAACAGTACGTTGAGGATACGAAAGTTGCGGACAGATTCTTATCAGCTGCCAGAGAGAACCTTTCCAATGAATTAAAGGGAATCCGCCGGAGCCTCGAAGAGGATCATTCCGATTGGGTAAAGTATAATAAAAAATGGGCAAAATACGGGAAGCCTGCAACAGCGGAACAGCTTTCCGAATTTGACCGGTTGTCGAATATCCTTATTGAAGGCGGTGATTTGGAAACGAGTTTCAGGTACAATAATCCAGAAGGCGCAAACACGCCCATGCAAAGACCGGCGGGAATGAGCAGGGCAACCCACGGCAGGCTAACGGCTCACCGCTGGACAAACGACACCCTTGAAAATATTAACGCGATAATGAAGTCCGTGCGCAATCGGCAGGGGTTTAACTCTGAAAGAACAGGGAGTCTTGACCAACTTCGAGGTGCGATGAATACTTATTCGGCAAGGTTGAAAATGCTGAATGATGCAAACAACAAGACAGAAAAGACAAAGAAAGTCTCTACCAATTACGCCATCGAAGCAAAGAAAATGGACCAGGCTAGAACCGGAGATTATTGGAGCGAACCACACGAAATGGCGGCGCGGGCGTTTGCGGCCTATGTTGAAGATAAAATAGCCGAGAAGGGCGGACAGAGTGACTTTCTTGTTTACCATGCCCACGGCGGAATATTTCTGCCGATGATTGACGGTTTTGTGGCCCGGCCATACCCAGAGGGGAAAGAACGGATTGCAATCAACAAGGCTTTTGATGATTTTATCGGAATATTACAGACACGCGAAACCGACAAAGGCGTGGAGATGTATTCGGTCAAACAAAGGGATGCCATCCGGGAAAATGCGTCTTTTTCCGAACAACTTGACGACTTTGCGGCCGGGAAAATCACGAACCGCTTGGAACCAATTACGATTGGCCGGACTCCGGAAGTCCTCGAAAGGCTTGGAGCCGAACAACTCCCCTTGGTTATCACACAGGGAACGGTGGAAAAGGTTGCATCAGGGAAACATAGTATTTCAATTGAAACATTGAAACAGTTACCGGCGCATATTGACGATCCCATTATGATATTTGATTCTGCCACAGAAGCGGATAGTCTTGTTGTTATGACAGAACTTCAGCAGGACGGTAAAACCATCGTCGCTGCGATTAGATTATCGAAGCAGTTAGGGCGCAATGTCGTGAATGATATCGCGAGTGTCTACGGGAAGGATTCTGATGGTATATTCGTAAAGTGGATCAATGACGGCTTGCTTCGGTATATGAATAAAGGGAAAAGCCGTGCTTGGAGCGTGACAAGTGGGCTCCAATTGCCCACAGTGAGAGGCTCCAAACTCGGCTCTGGTAAAAAGATACTCTTTGATTATGATCTTGTCAAGGAGAAATACGCGGCTGCAGAACAGGTCGAAACCATTCCCATGCCCACTCTGGCTGATGTTCAGAATGCTTTCAAGGGACAGGAAGTCCGAGAAGTACCCGGCGGGTTCATGATTGGTTTAAATAATGGAAGGATAGTAACCATTGCCGAGGTCAATCACATATCAATCAATGAAATGAATTTAAGCATCGGATACGGGAGAAAAAATCTCGGACAGGATGAAGTTGTCTCTGGCGGATATGGCTATAACAAAGAATTGGGCACGGGTGTTATAAAACTTGTGCGCGGTGCAGCCGACCGCTGGGCACTCCATCATGAGTCTGTCCATCTCATGGAAGACATAGGCGTTTTAAACCAGAATGAAATCAATTTATTACAGCGCCATATCAAGAACCTTGCCGAAGAAGGAAAATTTAAAACCGCCAACAAAAAGGATATCGGCGGCGCCGAAGATCGCGCAAACTTCATTGCTGATGCACTAACCAAAGAACCGAAGGGCTTACTGGGCCGGACCGTTGCGAAGATTCAGGACTTCATTGATAAGCTGGTGAACGCTTTCGGAATTAGGACGGTCAAGGGAATTACGAGAGACATTAAAAGTGGTTCTGTTTATAATAGAACAACAGATAAAAGCGCACTGACTGACGAAGCATATTCAGTCAAACATGACGAAATAGGCAACGCCATTAGAAATGTTTATAGGGACGATAAATTTTGGGATATCCTCTTAAATCATAAACCGATATGGGCTGGTCCTTTTGATGGTGGTTGCCTTGTGTGTGCCAGGGCTATTATCGAATCTACGGGCCGCGGTGAACTGGTGCGTATGGCAAGCAATCTTAATAACGCTGAACATTACGGAGCGCGGATAGATGGCGTTATCTATGACTTTGACGGAGCGCATAACTCTCCGGCTCAGTGGATAAAATGGTTCGCGCAAAAGGAAGGCATAACAGACCGGACGCTTCAATTTAAAGAAGGATATGCCGAAAATAAAGAAATAATAGATGATCCGGCGACAACAAGCAAAATAGCCAAAATGTTGAAAGCAAAACTTGAACGGGGTGAGCAGTATTCCATCCGCGCCCAGCAAGACCCGCCCGTAAGCAAAGACCCGAAAGTCCTTAATCTGTATCTGAAGGACGAGACGGCCGCGCTTATCCAGACCATCAATAACAAACTCCATCCAAAACAGATGACCTGGTGGGAAGCGATGTTAAAGTCGCCTGAATGGTTTAGTCACCCGCAGATCAGGAATGTCGTTAAACTGTTCATACGTGATCGTAACGAGATTTATCACGAAACCTTTAATGACCTAAATGCAGCCGACGATATTGACGCGCCCGAGGACACCGTTGTTGAGGCGGCCAAAGCGCTCAAGAATAAGGGTTTGTCTCTTGCGGACCGGATGGCCGGCAAAGTATCCCCGGAATATCAACGCCTGCAGGAGATCATAGATGAAGGCGATACGTCATGGAAGCGGAACACTTCCCGGACCCTCGATCAGCAATTAAAAGATTTTGAGGATCATATCCGGAAGAATTCAACTGAGGATACTATCAGAGTATGGAAATTATACCGGCAGTCCTACGATAAGGCCCTTGATTTACAGACCCAGCAGTTACGGACCATGATCGAGGAGCTCATCGAGGAAGCCAATTTCAGGGGCGAGACGCCCGATCTTAACGAACTGAAACAAACTCTCAAGGGCGCCCTTGCCCAAATGGAAGAGTGGAAAGGCTTTTACGCTCCGAGACTGCGCGAATCCGGGAACTGGAAGGTTCAGGCTTATAAAGAACACGGACCCATGAAAGAAAATCGGGAATACTACCGGGAGCACAGAGGCTCAGAATTGGGCGCTCACCGCCTGGCCAACAAACTGCAACGGGAAGGATGGACGATTTACAACGTTGGAGAAGTCGAGCGGATCCCGGAAACCATTTATCAGGATGTGAACGCGGTGGCCACGGCGAAACTGATTGATTCCGCCCTGGAAAAATTGAGCAAGAAAAGTGAATTGAGAAATGATTTGACAGTCAAATTCAATGAGGAAGTTCTCCGTGAAGTATCGAACGCAATCAAGGCCCGGGGATTCCGATCAACCATGATTCACCGCGGGAATGGAGTTGTACGCGGATTTATCGAAGATCCTATGCAACGCCATCTTCAGTACATCAATAGCCTGTCCGGGGGGATTTCAAAGGCGAGAGTCGCACGGCTGGCCATGAAGCAGTTGCTCGGGGAGAAGTTTGAAGGCAAGCAAATAGGCGGTATCGATCCGGTGAAAGACCCGCAGGCATTTCAGACCGCTCAGAACTATATCGAAGAACAGCTGCGGAACGCCGAACCGATAGACCGGGTTATCGGACTGGCAAAATCTATTGCAACATTCAAATTTCTCGGCTTTAACCTCCGCTCCCTGACGGTAAATATGACCGCTATTGTTACAACAGCGCCGGCGGCGATTCATCAATATGCGCTGGGCGGCAAGGGCTCGATGTTCGGGATCCTGCGCGAGCTCGGAATTGCCGGAAAAGATTATGCGGCTCTGATGGCTGGAAGAAAACTCTCCAACCCGGATGAAGCATCATTTATGAATGAGGTCCATAAAAAAGGCTGGGATGATGCACAGTACACGCGGGAGGCCCTGGGCGAGATATCTAAGGCTCATTCCCGAATATGGTCATCCATGATGGATGGCTCCATGTATCTTTTTGGAAAGTCCGAAAGATGGAATCGTGGGACGACGGTTCTTGCGGCCTACCGGCTGGCGCGGCGCTCAGGACTGGGACACGTCGAAGCGGCTGAAAGGGCAAAGGATGCCACTGACAAGGCCCACGGTGTTTATGGGAAGTCCACTATGCCCATGTGGGCACAGGGCGCAAATCCGGCGGCAAAGCTCGGGCAGATGATTTACGTCTATCAGAAGTTCGGCCACAACTACCTTCAGATGCTTTATGATATGGGCCTGAAGAAGCACAATATCAAAGGGGCCATGTTTGCCTTCTTGTCTCCACTGGTCCTGGCCGGCGGCGCTGCGCTGCCCTTTAAAGATGCCATCTTCGGTTTTGCCGGGGTAATCCTGAAAGCCCTGTTTGGTGAAGATCGGGATCCGGAGAAGTGGGTTTGGGATGAAATCAGGAAGCACCTGGGCGCCGATGCTGAAAAGATCGGGCGTCATGGTCTTACCGGAGCCGCCGGCATTGATATATCGGGCTCTCTTTCCATTGGGGTGGGCGTACCGAAGAACTTCATGGATCTGACCGGCGCTATCGGCGGCGTGGCAACCGAAATAAAAGAAGCCGGGGAGAATCTTAGCCGTGGGAATGCAGGGCGCGCGGCAGAGCATTTACTTCCTTCAGGGTTTGCAAATCCGCTCCGGGCCATGAGGGAAAGAGAAGAGGGTGTTTCAACGCGAAATAGCCGTAGGGTTTGGGATGAAAAAGGGAAGCCGTTTGCTCCCGGCACCGGAGAGACGGCCGCGCGCGCAGTGGGGTTCAGGTCCACCAATCAAGCTGTTTTGTCCGAAAGAACGTGGGAAGGGCACCGCGAACAGGCGAAATTTGCAGACATGAGAAACGCCATTTATGAAAAATATCGGGCGTGGATACTTGGCGGCCGCGATAAAGACGAATACAGGAAGATCGTGGCTGATGTCCGGGAATTTAACGATAAGGTCAAAAGCATAAGGGGTGAGACGTTCATAACCTCGGAGAGCCTCAGGAATCAGGCAAAAAGAATGCAGCGGCCTTCAAAAAAGGAACGGGCAATTTTAATAGATTGAAAAAAAATAGAACACGCTGTATCATGCAGTCGTGAGTAGGTACTGACAGCCTTCACAGTTGAAGGGACTTTAAGCCTAAGTTGTCCGGGAAACCGGCGCTTAGGCTTTTTTTATTATCGAAAGGAGAATAAATCATGGCTGGAACAATTACAGGCGTATTGACAAGAATACACTCGCAGCAAGGCCGTCCGCAGATTGCGAAACTCGTTTTAACCTGCATAGGCGATGCAGCCAATGGATCATTTCCGGCAACGGTACTCAATCCATTGGCCGTTACAGCAGACGGGCTTTATTTCGATATCAGAGGACTGAAGCTCAATTCAGTCAAGGCAATCCCCGACGCAGACACGGCACCGACCGATGCAACCGATTGCACGATTACCGACGAATACGGCGTTGACCTCCTGGGCGGAAAGGGCGCTGATCTTATCGACGCCTCAAGCAAAACATGGATTCCCGCCGGGCCCGGCGCGTTCGCTATCCCCGCTCTCATTACAGGCGATATCTCCGTGAACATCACGAATAATGACGTCCACAGCGGCAAAACAACGCTGGTTTTGGAGCTGGTCGGAAACTAAAAAAGGGGGTTCTGTCGATGGGACAAGATGAAATCAAACAGGCTATGCGGGAAGTAATGCGCGAGGAAATGGAAGCATTTTATATTGACCGGGAAGAGCATTATCAACATCACCAATTCATCAAGAACCTTAAATCAGGAGTTGAAGGCTGCCAGTCAATTATCGGGAAGGTGACTCTGACTGCATTCATCGGTGGGATAATTGCAGTCCTGGTAATCGGGATTGCCGGATGGATTAAAAAGATTGTTGCTGGAGGGTAGGATGAACCAGAACAGAAAAGCATTTTTGGACATGATAGCGACGAGCGAGGGAACAATCCGCTTAGGCGATAACGGATATAACGTCATCGTCGGAGGCACTTTATTCCATGATTATTCAGATCACCCCCGTTTTAAACTTTATGAGAAAAAAGACGAATTCATCCGTAACGGAAAGAAAGATTATTCGACTGCAGCCGGCCGTTATCAGGTATTGGGCAAGTATTTTGATGCCTATAAGAGGCAACTGAATCTTCCGGACTTCGGGCATGACAGCCAGGATAAAATCGCCATACAGATGATTCGAGAATGTGGAGCGCTGGCGGACGTCGATGCCGGACGATTCGATGTGTCCGTGCGTAAATGCAAAAGCCGATGGGCGTCGTTACCTGGAGCCGGATATGGACAACATGAAAACAAACTTGAAAGCCTTCGCCTGGTTTATCAAAAAGCTGGCGGAGAGATTATAGGATAAAAATATGTGGTTCTTAAACCCTAAAAATCTCATTCTTTGCGCGCTGGCGGTAATTGTTGCCGTCGTAGGAGGGTTGTATCTCTGGCAGCGGGGAACGATCAAAGACAAGGAAATTATTATCGTCCAGAAGACCAACGAAATTACTTCCCTGACAAAAGCCAACGCCGACCTGCAGGGACAAATCAAGGATTATAAGGCCAATCTCTCAGCGGCCAAGAAAGCGCAGGCCTCGCAGCAGCAGATACAGACGACGACCGCGGAAATTCGTTATGAGGTTCAGCAGATTAAAACCCAAGTTATCCTGGAGGAAGACGATGAAAAAATTATCAGTGATGCTACTTATTATTTTAATTCTCACGGGCTGCGCCGCGGTGAAACCGGAGATAGTAGTTCAAAAGCCAGCGGAGAAGTTTTGCCCGTCCCCAGCGAGGCCGGTCCTGATCGATCCCACCATTGGACAGTCAAACAAATAGTATCAAACTATCTTGAGTTGATCGATTACACGCTCAAGCTGGAAAGGACGGTTGAATGCTATGAATCAGATTAAAAGTTGCTTCCTTAGTCTGAATTGGAAAGATATTCGGCGGGGCCTGGGGATTGCTTTCGGAGCCGCGATCACTTATTTGTTTTCGGCCATGATGCTGGGCACGGTCCCGGACGTGGAGTTGCTGAAATCGGTAGGCTCTGTATTCGTTGGCGCCGGCGGGAGCTATCTTGTAAAGAATCTGTTCACGAACTCCAGCGATGAATTTTTGAAAAAAGAACCATACTGGTAGTTGCACTTTGGTTTCAGTTGCACTTTATTGTTATGTAAGGTTGTTTAATCATTACTATTTATTTAGGTGGTTCAGGTTCAAATCCTGCCGCCCCGACCAACTTACTCTTTAAATATTAATACCTTGCCATTTTCCAGGGGCTTATTTTCCGGTTGCATTCCAGTTGCACCCTGGGCCTGCTCATAAATTGACCTGATTGCATTCGGTTCCACGGAAAAATAACGCTCAAAAGCTTTATTTGTTGAAATCATGGCGGCTCGTTTTACCTGCTCGGGAGAGAATGTTTTTCCTAAGTGCCTGGCCGTGCTGTGCTTCGTCCCACCGTACAGATCCACGTCATTAATCCCCAAGTTCTTACATGCTTCTTTCCACCATCGGTAAAAAACCTTTTGGCCAAACGGCGTGCCTTCTTTCTGGCCATGGTACTTCGTATGCCGGAAAAATGGCATATCCGGTTTTGTTGCCGGCGGGAACGTCTTCAATATTTCCCGATCCTCATTGGTGATCGGCACTGATTTATATTTATCTTCCTTTGGGAACGGGAATACAAGCCATCCTTCATCTTTGTCGATATTGCCCTCCTGAAGATCCACGAGCTCCCCAGGGCGGATTGAAATGTACGTCGATAGGAATTTACAGCCTATCCAGATTTTGGGGTTGATGTGATACGTCAGGCGCTTAATTTCTTCCAGAATTGCCGCCTGCTGCTCTCGTGAAACAATCCTCCGATATCCAAGCTCGTAATCGTAACGGTCGGGAAAATCGGGGAACTGCTGACGGTTAATGACCTTTCTTTTGACCATCCATCCCCAAAAGTTATAAAGTGCGTTTATGATATTTGATTTTGTTTTTGATGACAGACCGGTCAATGAGGTCATGAAGTCCTCAAGTTCGGCATAGTCTATTTCTTTGATGTTCTTCTGGCCGTAATATGAAATTGCTTTGCTGGCGTAATTTTCGATATTTTTAAAGTTTTTCGGTACAACTTTTTCCTGCTTCTTTTTTAACCATGATTCTATTTGAGTCTGAAACCCAAGAGGATTATCTTTTTTATAATCTCTGTTGTCGAATGTGCCCTCGTCAGTCTTAAACCTCAGTCCGTTAAGGAGCCGTGAGGCCATATCATAAGACTTAAAACGTTTCCAAACATCTTCAAATTTTACTATAAAATGTGTCGCTCTTTGCCCTGGATGATCAGGACAGATCAATGCAGTTCTTGAATTATCTTTAAAGCTACCGCCGCATATAGGACATTTTTCAGATGAATAAATTCCACCTTTCATACAAATGCCTCCCCCAAGTGAGGAATGGCTGTCATAGATTTTGGCGGCGGTCAAGTTCATTTAATTACCTATAATCACTTAACGGACACCACCTAGGCGTTTCGTGCGAAACGTCAGTATTTTCCAAAAACATAGGCTCTCTGATGTTATCATTAAAACAATACCATTTCCCCCAATATTCAGGACTATCTTGTCGGTCAAAAATTGCATGTGGACATTCTTCGCATTTATATATTAATATTTGCTTGGTCATTACTCTCCCTCTTCCTGTCTTCGGTGGTCATCGGGTTCTCCTTTTATAATGCTCTTTAACCAGTGCATCGAGTTCACTAAAAACACTTTCGTCCTTTTGTTGATACCACCCCGGAAGTGTTATTATCTCTATATCGACTCTTCCAATTATTCCTCGTAGCTGATTTGGGCTAAATACATACCTGACAGAGTTATTGTTATTTGGATTTAAGCCAACCTCTCTACACCAATGCTCAAAGTGGATTTTATTAACCGCCATAACTAGTATCATCACTTCATCCTTTCCTCTCCATTATGTGAATTGTTGTTTAAGTGTCATATTGTTACCTCAATAAGAATATAAAATAATATAACAACAATACATGCCAATGAAATTTCTATGGTACTAAAACCAGCAATCCCAAGAGTTATAAATACAACTATATTTCCGATATAATACATCAATAATCTCTCTAATGAATTCATTACTCTCCCTCCCGCTCCTTTCTGGTTAGGTTGTCGGATTGCCAATCCTTACAAACCCTATGAGCATTTTTGCATTTAAGATAATCTATTTTATCTTCCAAGGTATTTACTACCGGGGCATTCTGACAAACCAGTTCACCATCTATTGCAACAAACAAATCGCAATTCCCACAGCACTTCAACCTCTCCACTTCTACCTGAAGGTCTTCGCACTTGGATTTTATTGCTGTATAGTCACGGTCGGAAAACTTGCCGCCTCTTAGATGCTCCACTTCTGCGCGGAGAGTGGCGTAATCAGTATAAAGAACATACTCGCCAGCCTTATCGGTCCACATTCTCAATTCAAAATTTTGACTCGTTAAGGACTTTTTAATCTTTGGCCTCCATCGCTCAATGCTCATTTCTCCTCCTTCGTGGCCTGATAATCATCTATAACCATTCTTATAACATGGCTGTATGAGTAAAATTGAGGGCTCATGGCGCACAGTTTTTCCATCGCCTCCACCGCTGCCTGAGCTGATTCGGCTTGCTTTTTGTATTTGTCTTTCTCGATTTGCAACTCCCAGTAGTCTACCGCATACCCGAATGGAAGTTGTGCTTCCAGTTCATTCACCCGCTGGCGGAGAGTAATTATTTCTGCCTCTTGTTCTTTCGCCGCAAGCCAAATAATTTCTGGATCATTTTTAATTTGTTCTAAAAACTTTTCATAGTTAGTCATTTCATCCATCCCATTCCGAAAGATGATCAATATCATGTCGAGTCATTTCTATCTCCGTCTTGTTCAGGAAACTCATATCAAAATCATCGTCATTCAAGTCTTTGATAATATCTATTGCCGGTTCTTCCGGATGAAGTATTAAAGCGCTCTCCCATTCCGGATGTGTGTATTTAATCATTTTTGGCATTCTATACCTCCTTCTTTCAACTCTTCATCCGACATTTCTTTATTATTCATGTTTTCTCCGTCAGTTGCAAGAACCCGCCGTTTTTGATCTTTTCAAAGTACGTCTGCTTCTGGGCCGGATAATAAACATAGGCCAAAAAGACCTGTAGGATCTCAACCTGGTTCAATTCGATCAGGCTCATTTGGATATCAACCCAATCGCTTTGGAGTTTCCAGGCTGTGCGCTCTGCCTGATCAGCTATCCGAGCATTGGTTTGAGCGGTTGGGCGCCGGACGGTCGCACGGAGGACTTTTTCAACCTTGTCCACCGAGGCAGGGAGCTTAAAGGGCATATCCTTCCCGTCCACGCTGATAATAAAGCACAGGGATTCGAGCTTTTTGTCATCGTCATACATTTTCATGATGTTTTTTGCCCCATGTCGGATCAGGCAATCCTCAATGTGCTGGACGCTACGGCTTACCGGTACTGTTGATGTGTAGTTTTTGATCATTTCAATATCCTTTCCAGGTTGTGCTTTTCTCGAATCTCAATGCCGTATTCATTCAGCTTGGAAATCAGGCCGCGAATCTTATCCGGTGTCGGCTCTGGAAGATTGTGACCCTTGCTGTCCGCTCCGATGTTGACAAATTCGGGGCGTATAATGTCCATCCATGCAGATAGAACGTCAACGTCAAAGTCTATAATTGGTTCAATGGTGATGAATTTGCGGCCCGACATTTTCCTCATTGCATAATAACGCTCCATCTGGCCAGGCGCACGGCTTATGTTATGGTAATCTCTGTTCGTTTCGATGGTGCAGCCCCTTATGCTTTTGGGTGGGAATGGCTGATACGTGCCATGATATCGGTCAGGGTTTTTTGTCTGGAACACGTATTCGTTTTCTGGCCACATGCAGCAATGCTCAAGAACTCCGTTAATGATATTTGGGTAAACTGCAAAAGCAAATAGATCATTGCAATTCTCAATAAAAATCGTCTTTCCCGACCCGTAATTTACAGAAAATTCCTTCTCGATCAGGCGCAGTTCACCTTGATATTTCCTTGGCCGGCCAAACGGGAAATGATCGACATAGCAGTAAACGCATTTATGCGGACATTCACCGCCCAGGTGACAATGGGTATGAGTTACCCATGGGTACATTTGACCTTTTGATTTCTGCAATGGCATTTCAAATCACCTCAATCTTAATTCCATAAATTTCTTCTGTCTGAACCCTTTTCAGCTTCCCCATGGCCAGATCACGCCCTTTGACTTCTTGATACCGAAATGTTTTGTCTGGCAGACGGATCATAAAATCAACGTAATGGCGCACGATACGCCCACTTTCATAATGGCCGATAAGATCAAAAGGAACTTCGCGCAGAAACCAGTCTATTTCTCCGTTCTGCTGCATGGCCTTCAACGTCAGATAGTGCGCCCGGTGCTTCTTGCTCGGGAACTTCAGCCTGTCCGCTTCACAAATAACGTTATGGTGCTTGTTCGTGCTCTGCTGCTTTCTATACAGCGGCAACCATTCATCATGGGAGAGGCCCGGCGGGATTGTCTGTTTCCGTCCAGCCATGAAGGCCCTAAATTCTGCTTCGTTTTTAAACATTGGCATTTTATAATTACCTTACAATGACAGCATTCTTGAACGGCCTGTATTTTCTAGCCTCTTCCAATGCCGTACGCGCTTCCTTGAGTGTTTTAAATTCTTTTGCATTGTTCTCGTCAAGCGTTCTTGCCGGATCTCCTTCGCCATCAGCAAGCCATACGCCACTTTCCAGTTCAATTTTCATTTTATCGACTCCGTGCTATGTTGTTCAGGCGGAACATTTTTTCACTTCTCACTCGGTTTCACCCTCCACCACAACTTGTTTTTTCAGCAAATCAACTGTGTTTTGAAATGACTTCATTAAAATGTCCGGCTTTATTTCCAAAGGGTAAACAGTTCCAGTCCGGCCCATTCCGGCCATAACGCAATCAACAATCATATCTAAAACGTCAACGAGGTTTACGTCATCAGGAACCCCGTCCTCCGCAAGAAGGTGGTGACGGTTTACCTTTCGGTGATTATCCCACCAGCCCGTTTGTTTAAATCCGGTGATGAAATCAGCGTGAAATTGTTTTATGCCGGTTAACTTATCGTGGTCATGTCTTTCGTCAGCCTCCGTGATTAAATCTTTCAAAAACTCCATTCCAAGTTTAACGTCGTTCATGTGCTGGAGACTGCTCGCCAACAACTGCATTTCTGTCACCTGTGAAAAATCACATGATCTTGTGTCTGCTGTTTTACTTTTCTGAATTTTAATCATCACCCTACCTCCATTCACAATTTAACGGAACGGCTTTGGTCGGCACCCGGCGCCCGGTCCCGCGGACGTATGACAGCGGGTAAGTCTGCTGGACGTGCTTCAAACAGCTCTCAAGTTCTTTGATGGTCATCTGGCCGCGGGGTTTTCCAAAGTGCCTGCATACATCCGTGTTCAGCTTCTGTTTCATGTACCGGTTCGTGTAGGCAAACCGTCCCAAGTGGCTGTCTATCGCCTCGCGTAATTCAGCTTCTTGTTCTGAGGCTGTCTTTTCGGGAATTGAACAATTATTCAATTTGCCCATTACCATTTCCCGTTTGCCTGTCATGGCAGAGGACAGCGGCGTTATCCCGCCCGGAGCCGGTTCCAAACGGAATCCGCTGCCGCCGTCCTCTGATTCGCCGCGAGAAGAAGGAAAACGCGACGATCTTTCTTGCATTACCGGAGCTTGTTCAGCTTCGATTTTTTTCATGACTTCCTTGAAAAGTGGGTCCGCCGGCGCGAAGATATGGCCTATCTGTTCATCGTAACCATAAGCGGGGTCAATCCTGTTCGCTCGGGCGGTCATCTGCTCAATCCAGGGGACGCTTCTTATGCGCGTCAGGCAGATAACATGACTGACTTCCGGAATGTTCAGACCTTCATATGCCATGGCGACAGTGACAATGACGTCAAGTTTACCGGCTTTCATCCGATTAATGACCTTTTGCGCTGCGTCTGAATCCTCCGACGTGGCAATGTCGGCGCGGGCGTTTATGTGCTCGAGTGATTTTATGTGCCTCTTTGCCTCGCTGATGTTGGATGTTACGACAAGGCACTTTGCGCTCGAGTAGTTTTTTCGGTGTTCCTGCCAGTGCGCAATACCGTGCGAAAGAAGATCGTCCGCATATTCTGTCTTCAGGGCGGTATAAAGGGCTTTGTTCGCGTCGGCCTCGTTCATCTTGTCCATGCTGGCCACCCGGACCTTGCGCCCGCGGTTGTCTTCCCATTCTGCTGATCCATCGGATAAATGGAACTGCAGGGGAATGATCGCCTTTTCTGCCAGGGCATCGGCGCGGGTGTATCTGATAACTGCGGTTTCAGGTCCGTCTTGAATCCAGGGCGTGACGTTCTTCCCGGATCCGCGATAAGGTGTGAAGGCTATCCGGGATCCGTCTCCGCGCTCGAGCGTCCCGGTCATCATGATTCTGTAAGCGGCCATGTTGTAAAGCGGGGCTATTTTTTTATGCCAAAGGCTGTCTTCCTGAATGTGGTGAAATTCATCTAAAATCAGGATGTAGCGCCTTTGCTGAAACTCACGGAATAATATGCCATCATCCATGCCCGCGGCATTGTACGTGGTCGATGCGCCGTCCAGCCCGCGGCAGGGATTAATCTCGTTCGTTGACTGCCGGATCTTCAGATTGTGGTTGAACATCGACCGGAAGTACGGGTTGACGAATTCCCGCTCTGCCTGATCGGTAAGGGATAGGCGCGGAGCAATCCAGAGAAGCTTGTCGGCCAGGCCTGCGGTGATCAGTTGGCCGGCCATGATGGGGATGGTGCTTTTTCCGCCTCCCGGACATACCTGCTCGTAGATCGTCCGGATCGGTTCGCCCAATTTAATGCGGTCCATGACTGACTGTGTTTCAGATTGATGTTTCCGTAGCATTTACAATATTTCCTTCGCCTTGATCAGTTTCTCTTTAATTACCGTTAACGTGCAGAGTTTGTGATAAGCGTTCTCGTTTTTTTCATCTTGAACCATCGGGTGACAACGATAGGCCAGTTGACAGTCACCACATTCAGCATCTTCAGCCCAAACCATGTCATATAGAGGCAAAAATGTTCGTGTATGCCATTCAGCATCAGGACCGATAAACATGATATGATTGACGGTGGGCCTATTCATATTGCATCCCTTAATTGCTTAACATTGCCTTGCATAAAGCCGTTGCCGTCCGGACCGGAACGGCGTTACCGATTTGCTTTACCTTGTCTGTTTTATTCCCGGCGAATTGATAGTTTTTATCGAATGACATCGCGGCAGAAAGCTCATGTGGCTGCAACATCCTGAATCGGATATCATAAACCGCCTCGCCGTCCGTGCATGGCTCAACCAGTCCGAAACGGTCCCGCGTGGTGATCGTGTCCAGGGGAGCATCAACACTTGCCGCACCTTCCCCACACCCATAATATTTAGTAATGAACGGCTGGCAGAGGGCTACATATTGCTTTGTCGTAATTGCCGGGACGGGTTTATCGATATCCGACGCAGTGCTTTTTCCTTTGATGATCGTTAAAAATGGCTCACAAAAATAGAGATGCGGGTTCGTCGTGATCGTCGGCAGCGGGCTGTCAAGATCCCGTGTTTTGCTCTGGCCCTTCATGATGGCGATGAATGGTTCACACAGCGCATAGCGGTTTGACGTATCCAGCGTCGGCAACGGCTGATTAACATCATGGGTCCGTCGCTCTGAATCGTTATGACCTTTATGATTTCCGTGGTATCTGACAATAAACGGTTCAATAAGTGCACCTGCCCCATGTCCTGTAACCGTTGGTATTGGATCGTCAATAGAATGAGTTCGCGGATTTTGTCCTTTACGTTCCCCAAAAAAGGGGACAATAAAAGGCTCGACAAGTGCCATTTCTCCGCGATGCGCACAGGTAATTGTCGGCATCGGCTTGTCAATATCGTGGGCCCGGTCCCCGCCGGTATGAGTGATATGCGTCAGAAAAGGTTTGCAAAGTCCGATATGATTCCCGTTCGCCGTTACGGTGGGCATAGGTCTATCCACTGATCGGGCATCATTGCTGCCATACATCATAACCAGAAATGGCTCTGCATTCTTACCGCCATATTTGCGGAGTCCTGCAGCAATCCGCGCCATCGTCGCAGAGGCAAGAGGCTTTTTTCTTTTGAAGATGGATTCTCCAGGCAGGCCCCAGTCAATAACTTCCCGTGCGGTTCTGTATGGCTTTAATTCATCACCAAATAATGCGGAGGTGTCGCTCATCGTGTGCGAGGCTTTCGGCCAAATAATCTTTTTCCGGCCCCGACGTGCCTGAACAAAGAGCCGATTGCGCGACGTGGGATCTCCATAATCGGCCGCGTTCAAAATCCTATCCTCAACATTGTAATTAAGGGAGCGCAGCGCCGTTAAAAATGCCTGATAGATTTCACCTTTGCGTTTTTTAATCGGCCGGCCTTTTTGATCAGTTGGCCCCCAATCACGAAACTCTCGAACGTTTTCAATCAGAATGTTGTCGATTCTTAATAACTCAACCCATCGGAGAATGTGCCAGGCTGAGGCGCGTAACTGATCGTTTACCGGCTTTCCCCCTCTGGCCACTGAATGATGAGTGCACTCCGGAGAAGCAACAAGAATATCCAGATAACCGGCGGGTACGGCTTCGCGCGGATCAATGCTTTCCAGCGTCGCGCAAATATGACGTGCTTCCGGGTGATTTGCTTCATGTGTCTGGATTGCAATATTCCAATGATTCACAGCAACCAAATCAACATTAACGCCCAGCTGCTTGCATGCCCGATAAATCCCCGATGATGTTCCGCCGGCGCCGCAAAAGAGGTCAGCAGCTTGGAATGATTTTTGTGTCATTACGCCGCCTTCTTCATTCTGTGTTTTTTCTTTTCTTCCGGTTTGGTTTCTTCTTTTTCCGCCCGGTTCTTCATTTCCGTTTCGTGGATGATCGCTTTTCTCAGCATGTCAGCACAGAATATCTGATAATCATCATCCGCCCATGATTTGCAGGGCATGACCTGAACCATCTGATAACCTTCCTTTGGTGCCTCTATCGGATCCCTGTGGCTTTTCCAGACAGGAAGAGATTTCCCATCAACGAGGATGATTGACTGCCGCTCTTTGCATTTCGCGCAGACGTTCGTATAAACCTCGTCGCCTTCAGGTAAGAGCGGACACGGCTTTGTTGGACCGTCCAGGTTGAGAGTGGCCTGTCTTTGGCTTACTGATCGGGTAAAGGAATCGGTTGCCTTTTCAATGATGTAGTCAATGTCGACCTTGATTTTGAAATCACCGTCCCCCGGCCCGGGCTTGATCAATGCCTTTAGGCCTATCTTAAGATCGTCCTCGCCGTTCTTTTTAAAGGCAAGGTTGATCGGTCCTTGGTGCGTCAGTAAAGCATCGGTTACTAATTGTCCAATTTCTTTAAATGTTGATTCTTCGATTTTCATAAAACCTCCTTCTTTGTTTTATAGTCGATGACTCGTTTTTTTATCTCCTTCCAGGTGTCTTCTTTAAGGCTGTAATTCCACTTTTTCAGAAATGCGAATTTTGAGTTAATTTTTAGAACCATTTCGTAAAATCGACATGAGCCGAGCGATGCGTTTATGAGCGGCAAAGCATCCTCGCCTTTGCGATAATCTTTCAATGCCACCAGAAGTTCGTCCGCCGCCTTAACCGCTTTCTCTTTTCTCCTGCGCAAATACTCTTTATTGATTTTGCATCGACCGGGAATTTCACCAGCCCCACAATTACAAAAAGAAGGTGATGCGCCGTAACTTTTGCAGTGGGACATCTGGCATCCAGGTGGTTCCAGATGCGTGAAGAACCATGAAAAAGTATTCAATTCCTTATCGGGAACGCGCTTTGCCAACTCCCTGAACAAATCTCCGATATCAAGTTTCTCGGGATCTAAGCCTCTATATTCCAGGGCCTTTCTGATACGGCCTAACTTTGCAAACGAGTCCCACATTTGTTTCCTCCTTTGGGTTTGTAAAGTACATAAAAGTAGGGCTTTGCCCTTGCCGCGCTCCTGGTGGTACTACCCCGTTTTCCGGCAAGACTGACGGGGAAGGGAAAGACTCGACAACGTGCTCCGCGAACATTCGCACACGCTTAAAGCCCTTGGGTATCCTATTGCCAAACCGGATTCTTCCGGTGCTCGAACTTCAGTTCATTATCTGCCATTGATCGGCACTGTTCTTTGTGAGAAATGAAAATCAGCTGATCAAGGTGGCCCTCTTCCATGAATGGACGATAAAGGGCCGTGTATTTGACCGCGTTTTCAACATCAAGCGCCCCATCGCTTTCGTCGCTGCAGAAGTAATTGTATTTCCGGCCGCTTTTTTCTTGATTCAAAAGAGACATTGCCAGCCAAAGCGATTGAACATTCCACGCTCGTTGACCGCCGCTAATGTCCTCCAGGTAAACCTCTTGCCCGTTTTCCATGATGATCTTTACTTGCAGATCTTCTTTCCCGTCCTCATTTTGTGTTTCCAGCCGGACGGCATATCTCGCACCATAGGCCTGAGACAAAAGCCGGTTAGCATTGTAAATGATCCTGGGCGCCGCTCCATCGATACGCAGGTTTTGGAGCCCGGTCTTTCCGCACCCCAATTGAATGTAGCGCCAGCGGGCAACTTTCGAGACCAGCTTTCCCCGCTGGGCCTGCAGCTGATTGATTTCCTTTTCTGCCGCCTCTATCCCGGAAAGTTCAGCTTGAAGCGC